AGAAATGAACGCTAATAGATAGGTTGTAAAAATATTAGCAGTAAACTAAACATAGGCTATTATTTTTAGCTTGTGTTACAAACTTTTAAAATTATGAATAGATTTAAAGGATTAAACCTAAGTAACATTTTTGTAGTATTGTGTGTGATAGCACTAATGATTGAGGGAACGATGGAGTGGTTTTACGGACTTATGATAATTGTATATCTGCTTGAAATTAAACTAAACGAATAATTTTTATTGTTTGTAATGATAGGTGTAACAGCCGTTTTAATGGCTTGGTTACATGATGTTATGTGTGTTTTAAATTTTAATTATGAGGTATTTAGATTTTGAAAATCAAGAAAAAGGATATAAAAAATTTTACTTGAATAGAGAAAACATAAGAAAAAACATAGGTAAGCAAATATGTTTTGTTGATAAAAGAGATATAGACCCTTACAGAGGTTATTATAATGTTGATTATGGGATATTACATAGTGTAAGGTATTCTCGCCTTTTTCTTAATGATGGTAATAGGGAGGTTGATATAAGAGATGTTGTTGAATGTGGAATTAAAATTTAATTACACATAATGGAGAGGTTGTAAAAATATTAGCAGTAGACTAAACACAATAATAGCAGCTAAAAAGACCCATAACACCTGCTATTATTTTTGACAACGTGTTATGTGGCGTAATTATTATGAAACCTAAGAAACGAAGAAGTAAGGACGAAGAAATTGTTTTAAACGAAAACAACATAACATGGCATAGTGTATTTGGCTATGTATTTAAAAATTCTATCACGGAGGATTCGTGCCAAATGTGCACGTACACTGATGTAATTCAAGTTTTAAGTGAATTTTAATATTAATATCATGAATATAGTAGAAATATTACAGCATTTGGACGAAAAAGAAATAGATTATAGACTTGAGAGCAACCATTGTGTTGGATATATATTTTATTTCTTAGATGGATCTATTTTTCCGAGAAGATTCCATGATCATGATTTAGATGAAACGATAGATTTCAAAATAGTTTCTGAATCTACTGATCATTTATTAGAGAGAATTACACATACTGAGCTTGAAAAAGATTGGAAGCATAGGATAGTTAGTGACGACATTTCAGATACTTTTAAAAAGGTTGAAGAATATCTATTCCTTAATGCCACATAACGTTTTGGCTAAGGAATTTAATTTTACGTACAAATAAAAACTAATATAAATATTATGGAAGAAATTATCAAAAAGTGGAAAGATAAGTTGGCTGAAGATAAAAGAGAAGATGTTTACTATACAAGGGAATTACTGGATGAAATGATTAGCGACTTTAAACAGCAAGTAAAATTATTTTCTTTAGCTCGTGTTACCCAGCAACGCGAATCGTTCATAGATTTTGGCTTGTGGATTCATAAACTTGCAGGTGAAAACGACACCGAAAAAGTTACCAAATTAGTAGACTTATATTTAAAATCTATTAATGATGGGTAACACCAAAATAAAGCACGTTTTTCCATGTGCTTTCATCGACTGTTGTCGTCCGTTTCAATGGACGAAACGAAGCCCCACGGCTAACATGTAGCGGTAGGGCTTACGAAAAGAAAAAAAAAGAAAAAGATATTACCACAAAGGTATCAAATATATTTTAGTAAGTAGTGGATATTTGTGAAATTTTATTTCATTTTTCTGAAGATGCTTTGATTTTTATCTTGGGATCCTTGAGAAGTACCTCGATGGAAATTCCATGTAGCCCCCATATATCCAAATATTGTTCCAGCTCCTAAATACAGGATTTCTTTATTACCTTCAGGTATGTTTATAAAAATAAGCGCAGTCATGAGTGCTACCACTAATGTAAATATGCCCAGATCAAGCATGTACGCTGTATTTTTAGCCAGCCAAGAAGCGTTTTCGGACTCTTGAATTCTCACGTTTGATTCTCTAGCCTGTTGAAGATCCTTTAAATCCTCTTGATGTTTTGCTAAGGCAATCTCGGCATTCTCGGGGGACATTTTACCACCTGTAACTGCACTCAATATAGCTCTGACTGGATCTTTGCCAGATACAATATCAGCCACAACATCCAAGGCTCCACCTCCTATAGTTTGGAGGAATTTTCCTACTTTTGTTTTTCTTTCTTTTCCTGCCATCAGTTCTCTTGTTTTAAATTAATAACTACCCATCTAACTTCATTTCCTTTCGCGATCTCTGCGTCATACCAGTCCATCAAATCAAGATCCGAACGACCCTGAATTCTATAATCACCATTAACATCCTGACCAGCTAAATTATATGCAGTCAAAGGGCATCCTTCGGTATTTTTATGGGTATTGCCTCCATGATTCCTCACACCAGTAAAATAAATACCACCCGCCTTAAGGGATAGATCTTTATCTTCTGTAAATAATTGGAGAGTAAATCTTTTAAATCTATTTGACCAAGTCTTACGAACCTTATATCCTAATAAGTTTTCACATATAGCTGTATGCTTTTTTACTTTGATACCAATAGCCCTAACAGTATCTTCAAGTGAATGTGAGAAAAATTTATCCCTGTATTCATCATTAGTTAAAGCTATCTTACCAAGAGTGGATTGAGGTGCATAACCATGTCTCCTGCAAATTATATAACTTGTACTCATATCAATCCTCCGTATCAATTCCCATTTTAGCTATAAGCACCAATATTTGTGTTACTTTATTATTAGTGTCTACGCTACGATCTCTCGATTCTCTCAAATCAATATCGTGACCATCGACTCTTTTCCCCAGATTATCCAGATCTGATTGATTAGCTTTCAATTCGATTTTTTTGTTTATATTCATAGTTAATCCTTTCCAGAAAGCTATCAGTGCTAAGCCTATTGTGCATAACCCTGCCATTATAACTGTCCATGAAATTAATATAGTTTTGCCAGATTCGGCTACCTGTGGGTCTATCATTACCTGAAAATGTTTTAATGTGTACATATTGTGGAATATAGATAAAGGTACTAAAAATTACTCATTGGGATATGGACTAATATCTTAATAATTTCCTCCAGTTTTCTTAATCCAAGCACTTCCGAATTTAATCCAAGTAACCCATTCTATTTCTGAAGACATAGAGTATGTTTCATCTCCCTCTTCGGGAGAATCATCCCAATTTAAACGTCTACCATCCCTGCTTAATATATTAATATTGCGCGCTTGTGTACCAATACTTATCTCAGTACCATCATATACATCTGCGGTAAGAGGTAGGCATACATATAACGCTGAACCTAGTCCACCCTGCCAATAACTGTTACGCTCCATATTTAAATAAGTAGGACTGGAAGATGATGTTGACCATGCTGCTGCGTCAAGCGAGTCACCTCCACCATGTATATACCCATCACCAGTTTGAGGAAATTCAATCTTATCAGTTTTCAATTCTGGCGTTCGCATGGAATCTTCAGTCATCCATACGCTCTGAACACCATTTTTATGTATTACAATAATGCCATCGTATACTGCTATACCGCTTTGCCCTATAAAAATCTCATCATCAATAGCTACCTTTAAATCTCCATTTTCATCATACCATCTAAGGTTGTTTTCATCCCCAATAAGCTCAACTCTTTTACCAGTGTCAGCCGTTTTAAGATTTCTAACCCCAAGATTTTCAATATAAGCTAATTCTGCAAATAGTAAATCGGTAGCTATTGATCCAATTTCCAGTTCGAATGGACACCAGTAATCTCTATCCGTAGGCGAAGTGCCAATAGGAATATCACCAACATCAACGCGAGCATAATATCTTGCATCATCAGTATGCTTAACTATATCTATGGCTGTTGCAATTCCATTATATTGAGTATTTATATCCCATTGACCTTTATATCTAGGCACTACACTGCTTGTGTTAACACCTCTCTTGCCTTCTGGCTCAGACCAAGTATCTTCTACTAAACGATCTGTAACTCCACTAATTTCAGCTTGTATCATCCAGACAGTTTCCAGTGTAGCCCCAACAGGTTTGTCAAAACCCCATAAGCTTGGATTCCTTTCAGACATTACGAGAGGAGGAGCTTTTAAATAACTTCCGTTTTTGGCATATCTGGTTTCTATGAAGTTGCCTTTTTTGATTTCCTTCGTTATCCTTCTCGTATCTTGTTCCTGCTCCCTTATTTTCTCATCCATTGATTGAGAGATCGCATATTGAGCTTTCTCTAAATTTGTGAATCTATTACTCAGGATTGATTTGGATACAGCAACATCATAAGTGGGTAATACTGCATCTGCTTTATAAGTAATAGTTAGTTGCTGAATAGGTATATCTTCGTTAACGTCATTTTTAACATCAACGATTCTCATTAAATTACCCTCTAAAATATCACCCTCGTTTATCTGTTCTTCACCCATTAACCCTAATGTTACTTCTTCGAAGCCTAATGTTACTTCCTCGAAACCTAGTGTTACATTAGATCCGAGAGTGCCACGGGCAATTTGCTCCTCAGCTAATTTAATTGCATAAGTAACAGTAGCCTTATCAATACCTTTTTCAGAAAACTGATTACGACCCCACAATAACAATCTATTCTGAGCATCAATCATGTAAGATTCAGGTAGATCTATGCCGAGTATAACATACCTGTCACCGCTACGAACTGCTGTAATATTATTAGGGAGCGGCTGATTTTCTATATCCGTATTTCTTATTAAGGTAAGAGTTTGCCCATCGATTTCATGAATATCAAAAGCATATCCTTCCAGAAATCCAGATGTCATTTCTATTTGAGGGGTATGCCCTGCAATTATATTATCCCATATGTCAAATCCTAAATCTTTTATTTCAACAACAAATCCAGCATCGGTTTCTTCTATTGTCTGAACAGATACGATTTCGTTCTGGCCTGTACTATTTTCGATAGATGGGAATATGTCTTTATTTTCCAAAACACCCTCTTTGATATTTGATAGATCAATATTAGTTGAGTCAATATAATTCGTTTTAGCTTCTGCTGGAGGAGGTAACATTAATTTAGGATTATATAAATCTGTAGCAGTAACACGATAGTTGGGTGGAATGTTTCTGCTTGAACTGTTAATATATAATCTTGTGATTATTTTTTTAGATTCCGAAGCCCTTGTCATCTCGCAAATACCATCATTTTTCCCATATTGAAATATCCCATTTATTTTAATGGCAGTGCCGCCAATATAAACGGTCTTGTTTATGATCCAGTAATCCAGATTAAATAACGATTTAATAAGCCCTATCGCATCCATGCAAGTACCGTCAATCAATAAGACATGTTTATACTCTATGAAAACAGATGGATCTATAACATAAGACCAGCCAGTATAAGATATATCCATGTTAGCCATAATCCTACCTATTAAAGTTTCTACACTTCCTATGAAAGTCACATCCGATGTACGGTTGTTGTAATACTCATTATCGGGATTATTAGGAACTATATCTTTAAATAATAAATTATCGAATTGATATTGCTCATGGACAAATGTAAGCGTATATGTCAATTGCTCCTTATCGAAAACTTCATGCTCTGTAGGCTCATTAATTAAATAGTAATTATCACCCCTGAACACAACAAAATCACCTTCACCGAAAACTATAGGGGATAGAGAATATACTGTGACGATAATTTTCTTTTCGTCCATGAATACACCAGTATATGTATAATCTATGGTTTCAGCTATCGTTAATAACCCTCTTTTGATTTCTAGCATTTAATATATTTTGAATTTATTTTAATATGAATTTAATCTAGCTGCACCCATGCCGTGCCGTTGTAATAATATATATGATTATCCGAATTATTTACATACATCCAACCTAAGGATGGAGATGATGGAGCTGAAGCCCTTGGTGTAAGTTTAATTACTGTTGAAATTTCTATATCTCCGAAAATACGCCTTCCACCTTGATCAATATTATCGTGTGGAACATCGTTAAATTCAGTCTCACCAGAGGTCATTACTCTATCTCCAGTACCAGTATTTGATAAAGCAACAAACATTCCATTTCCATAGGCTACAGTATACCAATTATTAGCAACAGGATTAATCCTGCTAGTCCAATTTATACCGTCAGGACTGGTCATTACTCTATTTGTACCATCAAAACCAACTACTACAAACAACCCCTTTCCATAGATAATCCCAATCCAACCATTAGTAATACTAACTTGAGAAGTCCAATTTATACCGTCAGGACTGGTCATTATATCATTACTTCCTCCTTGACTTGATATAGCAACAAACAACCCATTTCCATAGGTAATACTACTCCAGCTTCTAGATGGACTAGCTTGAGAAGTCCAATTTATACCGTCAGGACTGGTCATTACTCTATTGCCTGCACCGCTATTTGCACCTGCTACAAATAACCCATTTCCATATGTAATACATCTCCAATTACTATCGAGTGCACTAGCTTGAGAAGTCCAATTTATACCGTCAGGACTGGTCATTACTCTATTGCCTGCACCATCACCCGATATAGCAACAAACAATCCCTTTCCATAGGTAATACCCTTCCACTGATTATCAGATGCACCAGTTTGAGAAGTCCAATTTATACCGTCAGGACTGGTCATTACTCTATTTGTACCAGTACCATTACTTGATACAGCAACAAACAACCCATTTCCATAGGTAATACTAGTCCAATCATTATCAGCTGCACTAGTTTGAGATGTCCAATTTACGCCATCAGGACTGGTCATTACTCTATTGTTAGTTCCAGTCTGAGATACAGCAACAAACAATCCATTTCCATAGGCAATACTATTCCACTGATTATCAGCTGCACTAGTTTGAATAGTCCAACTTATACCACCAGCAGTATCGATATCCCAACTATCCCTAAATTTCTGCTTTAGAGTATCATTAAATTCTTCCCCATCTTTACTGGTTGGTGTTGTGTTAAATTCTGCCATTATATAGTAGTATTTCTTCCTGAATAATTCAGGAATGTTATTTTAAATTGTAATTGATTACTCGTGTACTGTATCCACTCTGGAGTATTGGCAGAGTCGAAAACAAGAGCTACTTTTTTTCCTCTTAAGGTATCCCAATAATCGAATTTTTTCTCACTAACAAAGATAACGAAATTTTCATAGTTATCTAGATAATTAACTCCAGTCATGTAGATAGTTATAGTAACGTTTCTGGACTTTGTTTTTCTTATAGCAGGGAAAAGTATATCCACCCCATCTTCAGTAGCCCAGTCCCTCTTAAAAATGGGCTTATAGTCACTGGGGTGTAACCCTTCGACATGCACAACCCTCATTTCATATATATCTTCTATATCTACAGCCGATTCACCCTCTCTTTGTATATAAAAATTTACCATTATTCTCTATATTAATTTACATATGTTCTGATTCCACTTCCATCAGATCCCTGTTTTACGATACTGTTGAACGTCTTGATATATCCAACTAGATTATTGTTCATTGTTTGTAAAGTGCCCAATATCTGACTGTTTATTCTGTTAGATGCGCCCATGTTTTCAATTATAATATTTAACTTGGCACTATCCTGAATATTAATCTCTCTGTTTGAATTAAACAAAGCCTCAAGTCTACGTCCAGTATCTTCACTCAACCCTTGTATACCTTTAGTTAATGCAGATAAATCTTTATCCATACCGAAAAAATCATACCCGCGTTCCTTACCCCACTCTTCTATTTTTCTCAAAGCTTCGTTAGCTCCAAACATACTATCTTCTGATGCCTTGAAAAATCTATCAAGATCATCAAGCCAATCCTCATCGCCAGCTATATCGAATGATTTTTCCATATCATCCTCTAATTGTGAAAATAAATCTCCGAAATACTTTTGAATAATTTTTTGTTTAATGATATTCATCATAACATCTTCAACAGCTTTTCTAAATCCCTCAGCAGCATCAATACCTCTGGCGAATGAGTCTACCAATACATCTCCTATCTGAGCGCCTAAATCCCCAGCTATTGAGGATATAATTTCTCTCATTTGCTCTTTAGCTGCCAAGAGTGCTTCATATTGTTTTCTGGCTAATTCGACCATAGCCTTGGTTCCTTCATCAGTTATGTGTCCTTGTTTTTCCAGTATGGTGTAGAAATCGAGCCACTCCTGAGTACTAAATTGAGCTACATCAGACGCAGTTTTACCCATCGTGGTTAAAGCATCGTCAAATCCTTCTCGTAGATCCCTGACAGCTCTTTTCATTGCTCTTTTACTTCGCTTACTGCCAGTAATATCAAAAATAAGTTCAAATTTATCCCAAAGTGATATGTCTGGATCTTCTACACCAGCAACAAGATCTTCCATTGATGCTGAAAACTCCCTAGTTCTCTTACCCCACAAGTTTCTGGCACTACCTTCCCCAGTTAGTAACCCTTCTGTGTAGATAGCATCCATTGTCTCTTTGAGATTAACAGTCTCTTCTTTAATTATAGCTAATGCATCTTTCATGCCTTTGCCGAAATCTTGAACTAGAAATGCACTTTTCTCCTGCAGGGCTATTCTTTCTTTATGTATTTGATTAATTTCATATTCAATATCCAATCTCTCACTAACTCTTTTTGAATTCTCAGCTAATGCTTCCTGTTCATCCCGTATACTATCAGAGAATCTCTGTAAGCCCTGAATGATTTGTAATGCAGCTCCGACAACAGCTAATATAACGGATGCTTTTTCTATGCCTTTAACCGCACCAGTAGCTAGTATTGCAGTTTTTTCAATAAGAGTGATTATACCCACGGAGGCAGCTTGTATAGCCCTAAGAGCTTCCATTGCTTTTCCTCCTACGGACATACCGAATGCACTGCCCAGATCTTCAACAACGCCTATTAGTTCATTAATTTCACCAGTTAGTTTTTTCCATTCTGCTGCCTGTTTTTTTATTTTGAAAAGGGTAACAGTTCTGGCAGCATTTTCAGACGCTATACCGAAAGTCTCAAGAAGAGTTATCAGGTTTCTCAACTTAACAACATCGGATTCATCAACCTCGATTCCTCCTAACTTATCTCCAGCTTTCAATCCAGATAATTCAGATTTAAGGTCAATTATTTTGAGATTGAAATCTTCAATATCCTTGCTATCGAAAATATCATCGAACACCCCTTTGTATTGAGAAAAATCTACATCTGCTCCTTCAAAGAAACCTTTTAAATTCTCCCCTCTAAATAAATCAGCACTGGCTTTGTTTATTACTGCTATTATTTTATTGATATCATCTAAAGATGCATTGGTCATATTGGCATAAGCATCTCCTAGATGATTTACAGCCATCTGCTCCTTTATATAAGCATCACCCATTTTTTCTATTCGTTGCCTAGCTTCTTCGTTTATAGCTGCCGACTTTAATTTAAATACGGCATTTATCTCCTGTTTTTCAAGCTCCGTGGCGCCTTTGGTTATTGCGACCATTTCGGCTTTCAGCTTACCTATTTTCGTATTTAAGTCTGATATTATTTTATCAAAATTAAATTCAAGCCCAATACCCTCTGGGATATCCACTCTGATGAATTTCAGTCTTCTGATCAAAGTATTATCTACAGAGGTTGAGATTAATTTCTCAATCGAAAGTATGCTTTTTCTTAATTCTTCGGGTAAACTGTCTATTTGTGCTTTTAAAGCTTCATAATCCAACTCTATATCCATGACTATAGCCTTTTCTTCGACCATGGATTTGAGTGTTTTTTCTAAATCTTTTTTGGCAGCACTCCCATCGAAAGCTAATTTAATAGCCAATTTTTCATCTCCCGTAAGACCCAATATTTCTTCAAATAATTTATGCTTAGCCTTATATAGGGCAATCTCTTCGTCTATTTCCTTTAAAGCCTTCTTGGTTTCCTTAATAAGATCTTCAGCTTTTAATTTAGCGATCTCAATCCTGACAGCATCAGCCCATTTTTTACCGACACCTTTACCTATTTTTTCGGCTCTATCAACCAAATCTTCCATTTTGGCTATAAGTTCTTCGCTTTTTAAATCGACTGGGATTTCTATTTTTAAATCCTCAGCTTGCTTTCCGAACAGCTCATCTATGGTTAATTTGGTTTTCTTAATCCCCAAAGTTTTTCTTAGATCTTCATTAACTCTTTTAATCTCTTTGTAAAACTTTAATCTGATTCTTAAATTATTAAGTAATTTAATCTCTTCTTCTTTTTCGTCTTTTTTAGTTCCTAAAGCTAACCCTAAGGCATCAGCTATTGCTTTTGTTACAAGTAAATTAGCTTTTAATGTCTTAAGTTCACTTTCTGAAACTTTAACAGCTCTTTGCCATCCCTCTTGTTGTGTTTTTCTATATGCTTTTACAACACCTTCTGTTTGTTCAATTAACTTCTTGTAATCCTTATATTCGGCCACAATACGCTTCATATGAATAGCTGTATCTTCACTTTCTAAAACTTCAAGCTTAATACCAATTTTTTCATCTTCACCCCTAGCTTCTTTAATTATTTTGCTTATTAGTTTCTGATAAGCACCACCCTCTTTATTTAGAGCTTCCAGTTGCTTTGTATATTGTGTTATTCTACCTGTTGCGTATATTTTATTTTCACCTTCTTCGATTGTTTTGTAGTAATCAATTCGGGCTTGTAGTTCCCGCTTAGTTAATTCTACAGATTTATCAGCGTATTCTTTTTTAGATAAAGTCATACCCTTAAGCTTCATCTCAGCTTTCTCATAGGTAGATGTGATTTCCTCCATAGCTATTCTCTCGCCAATAAGTACAGCACTAACACTGTCGTATGCAGCTTCCATACTAGCTTTGAAATTATCTTGAGCTTGTGTTGTTTTTAATAATATAGCACCATAACCATATGCGCCTCTGGCTATTTCATTAAACCCAGTAAGTAAGCTATTTAAATCTGTAGTAAGACCTTTAGTTTTTAATGATACGGTTTCCCCTAAGTAAGATCTAGCTACTTTCTGGAGTACTTTCCCAGCATCACCACCGCTTTTTATAAGCTCATCTCTGAATATTTTAACGATATTAACCGCATCTTTTTTCGCTACATCTACGTCCACTAATCCCGCGATAAGAAAGTCCGTGGCTTTACCTGTTTCTTTTTGTAGCTCAGCAGTTATTTTCTCCTGACCTTTTTCAAAAGCTCTTGCCCTTGCTTTATTATAAATAGCTTTAGTTAATGATTCATAATTACCTTTTAAATCTTTAAGATTTTGAATATTCATCTCCTGAAGTGGCAGATATTCTTTATAGGTTCTTTTAAGCTCATCAACAGCCTCTCTTTGATTATGCGATCCATCAGTCGCACCTACAGCAGCCTTGGCTAAGCGATTAAAATTTTCGACTAAATCTTGAGATTTTACAAACCCACTGGTGGCGATATCGTCCAATTCATTCCTTAATCTATTAGCCTCCTTTGCAGCTCGATATAGAGCTAATCCTACTGCCGCGATAGCTGTAATACCCAGAAGTAAAGCATTACTTTTCATGAATATACCCGCCTTTTTAATACTTAAACCTAAAGTACTCCATGCTCCAGCAGAAGCTCTTAATGTAACTATTTGTCTCTTTTGAGCAAATGTAAGCTGATTCACATTCATAGTGCCAGCTTTTACGAGTACATTCCCTACAGCGCGCTGTTTATTTAAGAATAATAATGCTACTCTGTAAGCACCATAAGCTCTTATGATAACCCATAATGTAGCCAAAACTGCCCTCCAACTATCAACTAATGATGTAGCCAACTCGACAGTACCTTTGAGAATGTTTATATCTTTATCTCCGATTGCGCTCATAGCTTTATCAAGAGCATCTTGGAAGATACTCATCATACCCGCTAATGTTTTAGCTTGAACCAGTTGAGCTTCGAAGAATATCCCCCCTCTGGCTGTCATTTCATCAAAAATTTCAGATACCATACCAAACGATATCATTCTTTTCGATATCTTGGTAAATACTTCATTTGTAGATACAGCAACACCTTCTAGATCGCTTAATTTATCAGCAAGTAAGGCGATTATTGGAATTCCAGCCTCAGTAAATTGTCTTACTTCTTGACCCCTAAGAACACTCGCGGCTTTAACTTGACCGAAAGCCAAAATAAGTCTACTCATATCGACTCCTAAACCCGCCGATACATCACCAAGTTTACCCAATGTTGATATTAGCTCGCTCGATTCTATACGATATGCAGCTAACATTTTAGTGTAGCTAAGCAAGTTCTTTATATTAAATGGGGATTTTAAAGCCACTTCCGTAACCCTAGTAAATAATTTGTCAGCTTCATCCTTGCTTTGGATTATCGCAGCAAGAGCTTTTCGCTGCAATTCGAATTCACCTGTTATTTTAGCAATTTGTTTACTTAAATTCAGAGCTGCGAAAACAGACAAGTAAGTACCAGCCATGGTTTTTAAATTCTGTAAATACATGCCCTGCTTTTTATATGCAGTATTAACCCTGTTGACGGCTGTTAGGCTTTTTTTCTGAGCATTAACAAGTCTTAATTGACTGGCAGCAGTCTGATTTTTCGCCAATCTAAGCTTCTCCTCAACCATAAGCTGTTTATTGGCTGCATCAACAGACAGGTTCGCATTCTTTCGCGTAGCCGCAGTAGTCCTAGCTTCAGCAACGGCAACTTTCTCGGCATTAACCAGCCTCTGAGTTGTTGTAACATTGATCATCCTGAGTTGCTTTTGCTCCTCAGATAAACTCTTGGTTCTCTTAGTATCGATTGTTAATAACTTCTCAGCTTTTTTATTAAAATTTTCTAATTTTTTCTCTATGTCAGCGATAGTTTTATCTAACTTCTCCTCACTAATTCTGAGATCATATTCTAAAGCGCCTAATTTTTCAGCCATTATTATTTGGGTTAATCAGATTTGTTTTGTTCATTTTCTTTTTTCTCTTTCAGCATCTTTTTGAATTTTTTTCCAATCTCAGCATTTTTCTTCTTGGCAATGCTCATTTCTTTCTTGGTTATCCTTTTTTTACCTGCATCATAATCTACGCGAGGTAGATCGGCACACATTAACATTTTGTATTGGATTGAATATTTATGGTAAAATTCGTAGGTTGTCATCCATGGGAACTGGTTTCTGAAGGCTGCTTCTTCTCCGATTGTAGTTCTGCTTGAAATGATCTTGCTTCCTCCTGAGTCATCTGCATCCTCAACGTATTCATCGCTTCTGCTAATCGAATATTCAAAAAAAAACTGCCCATATCCATGGCTTCCATGATTTCAGATAATCCATTTGAATAATCTCTTGGAGTACATGTAATGTAGATATATCTCCATAAAATCCAATGAAACAATTTTATCTTTAAATATGACCCTAAAATAAGCATGGAGATCATCTTGGGAGCCATCGTACCAGATTTTGATATGAATCTGACAGTCTCCTTCATATCGCCATGCGGAGACACGTCAGAGAGGACTATGATGGATGCAATCTGATCTGATGTCCATGTCTTTAAATATTTGCATTTATAAGATCTTTTACCTACATTAACCTTAAATGGTTTGTCATGCTTTAGATCATATTGCCTTTTCTGTTCTTTTCGTTTTTTATTCATTTTTTTTCTTTTTAGCTATTGAGCAAAGATAATAAAAAAACACCGCAGGGATGTGCGGTGTTTAGTTTTCCATTAGTCATGGCTATAAGCTTCTACTTATCGTCCTCCTCTACTTTAATGAGCTTATCATTTTCGCCACATTTTTGACACCAAGGCTGGGTGGTGCCGAAAGAGAATGCAAAACCTACGTAATTACAATCGTCATGTTCGCATTTGCAGTAATCGCCATTTTTTATTTTATCCATAGGATATATCATTTAGTTTAATCTAAAATACAATTATTTTTTCAAATATAAAAGAAAATCCCATACTTTCGCACGGGATTTTAATAGAATTCTCATATATTATGAAGAAGTATAAAAAATAACTTCAGTAGGTTCGTATCCAGCACCTCTGCTTGCCAGAACTGTTCCTTCAAAATGAACAGCAAAAGCGCCATCAGCAGCTTTCGAAAGTGTAGCTGTTAATTCACAGTTAGGAGCCAAGAATGAATGACCCTCAGCATAATCAATACGAATCATTTTACTAATCAACTTAAGAGTTGTAGATATACCCGTAGCAACTTTGTCTGCTGGAGCATAAGATGGTGTAGACGTATTGAATGCGAAGCCCAACACATCGGGACTAACATCAGGTGCATCGAAAGAGAATGTAAATGTGCCAGCCGAACGTTTAGATGCTATTGCAATAGTTTTTTGATCTACCAAAACTTCGGTAACATCACCTATCGTTTGCTCGATTACTACACTATTCTCAAGTGAGAAAAAATATTCAACCCAATCAGTATCGGCATCGATTACTTCTAGATCAGCTAAATATATGGATCCAGTGGTTACTGCAACCTTCAGATCGTGGGATAAATTTGTGTCTGCCATAATAATTATAATTTTAGATTATTGTACATTTAATGTTTATATATTTTCCATGAAATCCTAAATGATCCCTAGTGCCAACTTCGTCGCTATAAGTAAACCTATAATCAGGCGTAGTTGCTGGAAGAACGCTAAGTAAAATTTCTCTCACCCATGTTTCGTTGTTCATATTTTTGAATCCGTTCTGGATTTCACGAGTCCATATTTGTACAGAACACATCACTTGGGATGAAATAACTTTATCATTTGCGATTATACTTCTACCGCTATTACCATTTGCTTTAATTACTACATATTGATTAAGTTTAAAATCTTGTTTGTGAGGTCTATTCCCACAATAAATATCACCAGTATATACGGAATCAAGTATCTCGTAAAATGCAGTTTCGATTGAATTAGTATCAAGTTTAGACTCAATCATAGGTTAAGAGTATGTATATGAGTTTGAAAAATTGGTTTAATAAGCTCATCCCTGAGCACATTAACCCCTTCGTCTTGTTTTATTTTTGAATAAGGCATTGCTGCAACGTAATATAAAGACCATCCTCTATGACTTAAGATTCTTACAGGTGGATTTTCTATCATGTCCTGTAGTTCTTCAATTCCCCAATATTCACGATCTGGAACATTTATATCGTAAATTTCAGTTCGCGGAACGTCGGCAATTGGATCTGGAAAACTGATTTTCATCAATACTCCATTATAGTAAATACCACATCCAATACTATCCCATAAATTATGTGTTACTATTGGCACTTTGGTCTTTCTAACTAAATCCCAAGCAACTCTTTCTAAAATAGACAGTAGCCGTTTATTTTTGATAGCTTCAAATCTGCTTCTAAATCCTCTTATTAGCTCTTGGTTTCCCTTATCCATATTGTCGTACCGTAAATGACACCATTATCTTCAAATATATTTGCAGATTCGGACTGTACTATTTTGCCATAAATAGGTAATCCCGCATCTTCTTTGATTATCGTAACAAGATCATCCTGAATTATATTAGTAGGTATTTTTTCACAAAAAACAATATATGTTGACTCTGCTACAAACTGCTTGTCATATGTCGATACTATTTGATAATCACAGGAACCTGACCATATTGAAGAACTATAAAGCGCTCCTGAGTATGGGGGGACACTTGAAATTACACCATCCCTAGTTATAATAATAAGGTGCGGAAAATCCTCCTTACCAAGCATTAGTTCTGTCCCTTCCTAAATATTTAGCCTCTTCCCCATGTTTTTCGTACAGGAAATTAGCGGATTCTCGGAATGCCAATCTATCTTGCTCGGTTATAATAATACCTCCGACAGATCTAGCCCAATTGCCTCTTTTAATACTATTGGTTCCATGCGAAAATAAAGTGAACATGATTTCATATAAATCAGCCTTAGCTAAATCCAACTGCTTTTCAGTAGCCTGATCAAACATGGCGTTTACAGGAATACCTCTTTCTAGCATTACGGCTAAAATTTGGTTATCTGTAAATTCATAGACGAATTTTGCTTTTAAAAAATCCTTAATATTCATTTAAATTATATTAAAGGCGGCTCTCACCGCCTATTATTTTTAAGATGCTACAGCCGTAGTGTCAAGAATTATAAAATTTCTAGATTTATTAGGAACAACCAGAGCGGTTAATTCTGACTTTATTTCCTGAACGATAGTATCTGAGTTAAAAGTTTGAACGATTTTAGTACGTCCACCATTAAATTCAGAAACTCTTGCAGCAGGATCAGCTATGATAATAGGCTTGACAGCCTTGATAGTACCAAGATCACCATTAGGTATAAGTACCACAACGTCCTGATCAAAAGAAGGAATCATATTGAAGTCAATCTTTCTGGTTACTGTGTTAAACTCTTCTACAGAACACATATCATCTTCAACCACTGTAATAACAGGAAGTCTCATCCCGACCAAGAAGCCTTTAATAACTTCCTCAGGAATCATCATTGTTGGTACATTGGCGGCAACGGCAGTAGGATTCAATGTCGTAATAACCGATTCGCGTACTTTTGGGTGCTGAATGAATTGAGTCCATTTAGCTTCACACATTTCAAAACGGCCATACTCAAGGTGATTCGCTATTGCGTATGCTTTCATGTCGCGAAGATCACCAATAGGATCAGCGTCAACATCGCTCCAAGCTAATTTAGCGCCATAAGCACCAGAACCAGTTTTCAAGAAATTATCTGCTGGAACGTTGAAATCAAAAGTTAAGGCTTGGATTCCACCTTTATTATTCTCTGGAGTTACTACGTATTTACCTGTGGACACTGCTTGGTTTCTCTGATATTTCAAACTGGCAATATTACCACCAAGTAATTTATCAACATTTGTGAATAATAGATTATCAATCACATTCTGCATAGATTGTGATATAGTTCGGAATTCCATAGCCATAAGAGTTTTAGTTCTTATAGTATCCTCGTCAATCACGAACGAGTGGCGTAAGCGAGGAATTTTACCTTGGCTCATTTCCATCGTTCTATATGATTTCACGTTACCTTGTGCATCATAGTCAACCAAAGTAGCCATAGTGTATACTCCAGCTTCAGCTTCGATCTGACTGTAAGTATAATCCAATTGAATTTCAGGATCCCAATCAAAATTGGGGATTTTAGGGTCATTATATTTCTCCGCAAAGAAGAAATCTACATACTCCGTAAAGTTTTTAAAACCTTGGAGGCCGAATTTTAGAATATCGGCAAAATCTTGAGGTCTGTGTATCATGGTTTATTAAATATTATATTCGAAATGAATTAATTTACAAGCATCCTCAACTTCTTGAGTGTGGAATGGAAGCCTGATAGAATAAGCAGTGCCGCGAACAACACCTGTTGCTGAAGCAGCAGTGTCACCTTCTTCTAAGAAAATATCTCTCCTAGTAATAGCATCGGGAGCAACATAAACTTTAGCGGTAGAGGCATGTAATGAATCTGCATCACACAATAAATCACCATCAACAAGAGATCCTAGATCAGATGATAATGTTAAGGTGTAATAAGTATCTGACTCTACAATCGCATCGATAGATACGCTTTTCCCAGCAGTTGCAAATGTAGCTGGTTCTGCCATAATATTACGATCCAAAACAGGTACAGCAAGACCTTCGCCTTTATATACACGAACAGTCGATGTGGCTGAATCGGTTTCAACTTTAAAGTAGTTCAATAATTTGATAACACCAGCCGTAGCCATCTTGCATGGTGTTCCTGCGGGAATAATAAATGGCCTTGCAACAGGAAGTCTATCAGCTAAACCCCCGAATGCACCATTTTCATCCACTTTCCTGAAGATATCAAAACCGCCGCCTAAGCTTCTAGTTCTATATCCAAAAACATTTTGTGCCATAATTAGTTTTTATTTTAAATAAGTTATTGTTTTGATTTTGGCAACTTACCTCTATTCTGCTGATGTTCCTTAAACTTCTGAGCACCAGAAGGTATGTTGTCTTCTCCACCGCCCTGAGCTTCTTTCGGCTTAAGGTCTGATAACCCAAAGCTAGAAGAGATAGAGTTGTATTCATTTTTCCAATCTTTAAGCAGGGTCTCTGCATCTTTTGGATCTTTACTAATTAAAAGGACATTGCGCATTGCCATGTCACTTCTATTTTGCTCATTCTCATTTAATGAGCCGTATTCATTCTCGATTAATTTAGCAGCATCAGCTTTAATACCCTTAAGAGTTTTAGCTTTTTCAGAACTTGCCAGTTCAGCTTTAAGTGGATCCAACATTTCCGCCATCATTGTTTTAATAGCTTCCATATCTACACCACCAGCCGCAATTCTAGCAGCTTTTTTATCAGCTTCTGCCTTTTCTACAGCAAGTTCCTCTGGAGTTTTAACTTTAGGAATAGGATTATCCAATTTAAACTTCTCAATAGCTTGCTTTTCGTTGAAATAAATATTACCTTGCAAGCTATCAAGGATAGGTTTCTGAGCTGCAATAGCTGCTTCAATCTGACCTTCTTCGGTCACTGTTAATGCCATTTGGGTAGCGAATACCCCAAGTGTTTGTTCTGATACGCCCGTAAGGTCTTTACATATAGCGACCAATTGTGCTAAGATTTTTTCTCTCATGCTTATATAAATAAAGATTGAATCCACGGGTGTCTCCCACTTAATCTCTCTTGTTAAATTCAAACTCTTTTCTTACCGTCTTTTCTTTCTAGAGTTACTACTTCAAGTTCACTATAAATGCTTTCAAACATATAATACTCAGACTGTATTGAAAGATTGTCTATATCTCTCTTCCTCTGTATAATATAAAGAAATAAATCATCGATATCTCCCTTAAGCTTGGTATTTTCAATCGCAAGCCTCTCTAATGCTCCATGCATTGTTTCTATATCTGCGTTTCTCTTTTCATCTTTCATGCGCTTCTTGTTAAATTCTCATTACTGCAAAGATAATAATTTTATTTGATGCTATTGGCGGATCTTACATCCGTTAGTGGAGTGGTTTTTTTTTGGTATTTTTGTAGGAACACACGGAATGGTTTGATTTCAAAGGTAGGTTTGATATTAGAGAGGTCGATAATGAGATAAAAAAACTTTATGATAAAATATAGATACGACATAGATATTAGATCTAAAATAGACATAATACCACAGATAGGAATGCAAGAGGCAGCTCTCCTGTCTAGTGCTAGTTTTGTCGTAGTTGGCGGAAATCGAGGCGGCGGGAAAAGCCATATAATCATAACTGATCCTTTGTACGATATTAACAATAAGAATTTTACAGCACAATTTTTTCGTAAGGAAACGGGAGAAATTATAAAAGGCGGAGGATTATATAGTAAAGCAGAAGAAATATATCCCCATTTAGGAGGTAAAGGTACTGCTCTCAAATTTAAATTTCCGAGTGGATCAATCATAACTTTCGACCATATTCAGAATGAATCACAGTCTGAGGTAGAGAAAAGATTTCGCGGTCTGGAGCTTCCAGCAATTTATATAGACGAAATTAATCAATTTAAATTCAGCACTATACTTAAATTAATGGAATCCAATAGGAATTCCCATGGCATAAGAAATAGAATGATAGGAACCTGTAATCCAGATCCAGATTCTTGGTTGCGCCATTTCCTCAGTTGGTACATAGATGAAGGAACAGGATACATAATCCCAGAAAGAGATAGGGCTATACGTTATTTCTATATATATGGGAAAACCGTAGAGGATATAATATGGGGTAATTCAAAAGATGAAGTTTATGAATCTGCTAAAATATTCATAGATAATGCATGGGACAAAAGATTTGAGGACGCAGGTATGCATAAATATGACCTAATAAAATCATTTCAATTTATAAAAGGGGATCTTGCTGAAAACAAAAAATTATTAGAATCAGATCCATCCTACTTGGCTAATATCGCACAAGGAGGAGCTGCCAGCATAGCTGTAAACCTACAAGGGAATTGGAATATAAAAGATGATATTGGAGAGGAAATGGTCAGCAAATTATGTATGGATGATATGTTTGATAATTCATCTCAAACTACTGGGCGAAAAAGAATGTCCGTAGATGTAGCTTTAGAAGGTAAGGACTCGTGCGTTATATTCGTGTGGGACGGGCTTCATATTATTGATGTTATAGAAAGACCATATTTAAAATCGGACGATCTGAGAGCATTGGTTGTTAGGATTAAAGAGCAGTATGATATCCGTGAAACTGATGTTTATTATGACAAAGTCGGTAATGGTAGCGCTGCAATGGATATTTTTCCGAGCGCCGTTGGGATTGAGGCTAACGGGCAGCAGTATAATGAAGATAGGAGTTTTGATAAAAACAGATCTAAGATATTGTGGAAATTAGGAATATTATTACAGGAAGGCAAGATAAGTTGCGACGAGCAGTTGTCGTATAAGCTTTTTAATTACGGAATAGGTACTAAGAAAGCAAAAAAAACCTTAAGAGAAATATTATTTAATGAGCGGCGAGTCTTAATAATAGATGAGTCTTCGGGGAAAACTAAAATGCTTAAGAAAAAAGGACAGAACAGTATGTTGTCAATGCTGGGATTTTCACCGAATTTTCTGGATGCTTTTGCATATGGAATAGTTCACACTCTAATAAACCAGAAGAAAGGAAAAGAAGTCGAAGGATTAGAAAATTTATAACAAACATTAATAATTGATTATGATTAAGAAAATTTATTTAAATATAAATGGCTCACTTGAAATCAAGGATGATTCAGTGATCCGCACATTGTCTGGCAGTGGACATACTGCAAGATGGGATCTTGAAAATGAAATGTTTAGCATAGATGGTGGAACACTTAAACCAATCTCAATAGATGAAATACAAGACGAAAACGGTGATCCTTATGCTACCTTTAATATATTTAAGGGAGCGATAGACCCTTTTTTCGTTAGAGCCACTGGTCTCGGTGGCTTCATAGATTTTATTTACTCTGGTGATGATCAAGGTATTATTATAAAGCATGAATTACAAGTCGGATCACCATCGGCACCAAAAGAATCTACGTTTGGAGAAGGTGATTCGTATCCAATACCATTAGCATTTCATTATGATGGAGTATCTACATATATGGATGTTACGACTATACTGGAATCCGATAATGGGAGTACAACTGGCTTTTTTGGAGGAATAACGGCGGGTTCTACACTTATGGCTATGTCTGACAATTCATATGGTAGTGTTAGAATCAAAATAGACACGCTTGGTGATGTGAATCCAGATAATATAATATCTGAATATTTAGATGCTATTGGGACGTGGAGAGTTGTTAATTTCATGTCTGCTGATGATACATTCATATACACGCAAAGTGGATATAATATCTTAGCATGTTCATCATGTGTTGAACAAATCAATTTTGATCCATCACCCATAATAGCATTCCCTTGGGGTAAAAGAACATTAAATATAAACGGTACAGATTATGATGGCTATTGGTCTAGATTTAGAGTTGTATCAGATATAACACTGGATGCTGTTATAGAACAGGTGAAATTAGGAAGTAATCATACCAAGATAGCAGCAGATGGGCAGATATTAAAAAAGGGAAGGCAAAGAATAGCTACATATTATCCTATCCCTGTAGTGAAAAGCGTCATTTCTGGCAGTGCACCATCAAACACGGACATACAATGGGCAGATGAGATCACGGAGACTGGAACGTCCAATACTTTCAGAGATAGTCAAGCCGATGGGTTTATGCTGACTGGCGTTATCCCAGAAGGATTCGATACATCCATACCTTTTCAGTTAAAGGTTTGGTATTACGCCGATGCATTCGGTGGAGATATAGAGCTATTGGTAGATTATACTCAGATTAGACTAGGCGATCCTGTCAATGGCAGCATACCTTCAGCAACGTTGTCTAAAATCGTAACAATAAATGAGGGTGATGAAGATAAATGGATCGAAATAGTATTTTTATTAAATGTTAATAAATTATTAGCTGGAAATAGATTCATAGTAAAATTACACAGAGATGGTCAAATCGGAAATACTAATGATACATTATCTGGATCTGCCATACTAGCTATGCCAGCAGTATTTGGAGCTAGATGGAAACTTTAATAATCATAAAATATAAACCAAAGAATTAGAAATTTATAACATATCAGCCCATATTAGTTTCAGAAAAAATGACTATATTTGCACAAGGTTTGGCGACTGAAGGTGCGCACTTTAATTCAGCTAAACCGAAAAGCCAAACCCGTTTAATAATATAAATACACATTTGCCAAATCGTAGGGTTTGGCTTTTTTTATGTCTAAATTTTGTTGAGCCTATCAACATTGAATCTTACCCAATATTGGGATACAATTAATATATAGGAGATTAAAATTATGGCAGATAATATGAATTATGGTGCAGGTATCGATGTCGCTTCCTTGCTTTTAGCTAGGGGAGTTGGCGGCGGTTATGGTGGCGGCTACGGTGGATTCGGCGGTCATGGCGGTTATGGCGGCAGCTATGGTGGCGGAAATAGTTTTTTAGCGGCTGAAGCTCATGCGAATGGAACAGCAGTTAAGGAGGCTATTGACGGCAATAGAGATTTATTTAATGTTGGTATTGATCGAATATCAGCTCAGAATAAAGAAGGTCGTGATAATTTTCTTTTTTCACAAACACTTAAGGCTATTGCAGATACAGAGCTTAGAAGTCTTGATCGTCAGCGTGACATCGAGAGACTGATTGGTAGTAATGCTACTGAGTTTGCTAAGTGCTGTTGTGAAACTCAAAAACTTATCGTCTCTGAAAGTACTCAAACTCGTGAATTGATTCTTGAGGTTGAAGGACGTGCTAATATCAGATTACTAGATGCAGCTAATGCTAAGATTACCCAACTTGAAACGATCAATGCCCTTAGTGGTAATGGTCATCACGGTGGATGAGTAATGTGGTGTTATAGATGTAACTGTAAATGTTGTAAAGATGGCAAGGATGGCAAGGATGGTGAGAATGGCAAGGATGGCAAGGATGGCAAGGATGGTGAGAATGGAACATGCGAATGCGGAAACATCAAAATGCCTATGTGTCATAACGGGAATAATATCGAGGTAGCATTACCTGCCGTAGCCGCTCATTTGAATCATGGCGATACCTTAGGCTTGTGTCCGACAATACAGCCGATAACTAATGAATCGGATGATAAAAAACCAACAGGAGACACTGAAAAGGAGTAATTTTCTAATCTAGAAAGGGCGGATCCTTCGCCCTTTTTTTCAAACTTAATCTAATGGAGAATAGAAGTGAAATGCTGATGATCATCGACCTTTTAGAGGAGGAAGTTGCTGGGATTGAAGCATATAATGAGATGTTAAAATCTGTTAAAAATGAAATGTTATCCAGAATAATAATGGATATAGTTAAAGAAGAAAAACAACATGCAGTAGCCCTCGCTAACTGGATAAGCGAAAAGGCGAAAAGTTTAATTTAAAAATAAGATATATGGAACCTATTTGTAATTGCAATGACGAATTCAGGACTGAACCATGTCCAGTTCATCACAAAGATATTAAAATCGATAAAGATATTATCCTTACCGATAATGAATTAATTCCTGAACAATATGGTAGATGGGAGGGTCTTATATTCATGTGCCCCCAATGCGGCAAACCTGCCGTAATGGATTTCAGTAAATTCTGCGCAAATTGTGGAGTTAAAGTCAGAATCCATTCTAAAATTCTCACGGATGTTGTAAAAAAATCCATAGAAATGAAAAAATAATTAAGTGTGCTTTATATTGATGGAATATTGGCGCAACAAAACCTCTCTGTATTGAGAGGTTTTCTTATTAAGAGCCATTATTACCAATTTTTTTTTTAACTATCTTTGCACAATGACTATATCAGCAGCAAATATAAAGAAACTACTTAAGAAAAAAGTGTTCACAAGGAAAGCTCCTATGAATATTTTACCAACACTGGATATTGTAGGCAACATTAATGAGCGCAAAGAAGCGGAATTGCCTCGGGATCAGAATTTGTTCAATATAACCCAAGAACAAATGACTCAGGAACTTGATCCAAACTCCCATGATATCAACAATGTATTAATATACCCAGATAAAATCAAAGAAAATAAGGACGGTTCAAAAGAATTGGTTCTTATAGCCAGAGTAGCTTTACCTATACAGGAATTTATTGCAAACAGGCAAGCCATCCATTTATGGGGAAATCCATTAACTTTCACTAAAACAAAAGAAAGCTCCGAAAATACATTTAGCGATTTCACAGAATACTGGAAATTCAAAAATACTGACGAATTAGCATTAGATGTAATAAAATCTGCCAAAAAGACAGGCGACGGCGCTATGGTATTCTTTTTTGATGACGATAAAGAATTATCTTATAAAGTGTTATCATATTTAAAAGGAGATGTATTAATACCGCATTATAAACCAGATGGGGTTACATTAAAAATTTTTGTTCGCCGATTCTCTGATCTGGATAAAGATGGCAATACCGTCGGAGCTGTGGAGATTTACGACGAAAAGTACAGATATTTATTTCATGAAGAAGATGGTAAATGGGAACAACAGGACGGTCCCGTAACGCATGGCTTTACGAGAGTTCCTGTCGCATATTACAGAGAAGATGATGCGGCATGGGGTTCAGTACAGGGTTTAATCGATAAATTAGAACGCAGTCTATCTGACTTCAGAGATTCGAACGCATACTTTACTTACGGTATTTTGTTTTTAGCTGGTGCTGATATAAAGATTATGCCAGATAAGACTACTCAGGGTAAAGTAATCACATCTATTAATTCAGATGCGAATGCCAATCTAATCGAACAGGGTGATGTAGCCCCAGGATTTAAATTCGAGTATGAGACTTATTGGCAGCAGATTAAAGACATGACTGGAACTGTAATTATAAAACCAGAAGATTTTAAAGGTGGTGATGTTTCTGGAGCTACCACTAAATCATATTATGATCCAGCTATTCAACAGGCTATCCTGAGTAAACCTACCATACAATTATTCATAAAGCAATTAATTAAATTAGTAAAAGAAGCCTATGGTGCTGAAAATACGAAGGCTACGTCTATGCTGAAATTAAAGGTTAGGGGTAATGTTGATATTTACGTACCGCGAAATGCGCTAGAAGAAAATATGATGCTGAATAACTCAGTAATGGCTAAAACTTTATCAATACAGACTGGTACAGAGAGGAATAAATTAGCTGCATCTGATGAATTCAAGCGAGTGAAAGATGAGGTAGAAGATAAGGCGAAAGCTGAAGCTGAGATTGAGAAAGCCAAGACTATCGTACCTAAAGTAGATAATTAATAGAAATATAATAATAAGCAATCATTTATTTGGTTGCTTATTTTTTTATGCGTAAATTTGTGTAAATTAAAGAAAGAAAATATGAGTGCAACTTGGTATGCGTGTAAAATAAAGTACCTCAAGACAGAAGAGGATGGGAAACAGAAAAAGGCGATAGGACAATATTTACTGGATGCTATTTCCTTCACTGAGGCTGAGGCTAGGATTATATCTGAAGCTGAAAAATTTACTGATAGTGGTTTTGAAGTAACCGATATTAGTAAGACAAATATTTGCGAACTATTCCCGAATAAGAATGGTGATCGCTGGTTTAAAGCCAAGGTTAAATTCATTATTACTGATGAAAATAATGGGAAGGAGAAGAAAACCAATAATTATATGCTTGTTGAGGCGAATACTGTAAAGGAAGCTTATGATTTCCTGACTGAAAAGCTGTCAGGTATGATTATACCGTTTATCATATCTGATATTGATGAATCGCCTGTATTGGATGTATTTCCATTCTTTAGCGATAAGGAAGAGATTCCAGAGAAGTTAAAACCACTTATTAAAAAAGAGGTTGTAATTCCCGAATATGACACCAAGGAAAAGTATATAGTTGGGGATACTGTAATGTTTGGTGGATGTGAATGTATAATTATAAGTAATGGTACTAACGCTGACTTTAGGAGGAAATAATAATGGCAAATGAAAGATCAGTATTAATTAATCGTATAGACAAGATTGAATCAAAAATGAATCAGCCTAATAATAGCATGATATATGTTCTTGACTCTGACGATTGGGATTTAGTAAAACCTATACTTACTGAGAAGTGGAATAAAGAATTAAAGAAATATACGTCTGAATTAAAAAAAATATTGTAATATGAAAAAGAAAAAAGGAAATAAAGACATTACATTAAGAACGGTTGAAGTTGGTCAGTTCGTGATACGTGTCGCGTTATCTAAGGTTGAGATCGAAACGACTTCGAAAAACTGGAAACATGTTTATAAGGAAGGGAGTGCAGCCTATAATGTTATATCATCGTTGGTTGATAGCAGTTCTGTGGACTCATTAAGAACACTTGTATTGGCATTATATACCACGACAATGTTTTTTATCGATGCTGGATTTGTTAAAGATTTTCTTGATCTTATTCAGAAACATCAGCTTATAAATATGGACAAACCTCTATCTGAAGAGGAGGATCAGGTAATACTTGAAGAAGAAAAACGTTTACATGAAAATAAGGAGGAGGATAAAGATGGTGAAGACGCATTGGAGAAAGAATAAGGATCCGAAATTCCTATCAGGAGAGGATTTGAAATTTGGATTAATCAAAGATATGCCTGATGGGGTGATTGTGAAGATCGCATCAGTCAGACAAGATGAAGCATATCAGCAAGGTGAAGGTATAGTGCCAGTAAGTGTGCTTATGTTTGAAAGTATTAATGGAGAACCTTTATCAAAGGGTGTAATTCCCGCCAAATGGACACTTGAGTTCATGAGAAAATTAGGTATTACATCTCCGTATCTTGAGGATTGGATTAGTCAAAAAATGATTATTTATGCCAGACCTCATAGTAAATTCGGTTACGTTGTTCGATTCAAGGAATATAAGGATCCTAATTTCAAACCTAAGTTGACACATGAGTCTGAAAGCTGGAATGACATTATTGCATGGCTTAAAGATCCTAAGCACACAATGAAAATGCTTCTAGCTAAATATGATATGAGTAAAACTGATCAGAAAAAATTAAAGGAAGAATGCAAGACTGGGAAGAAATAGATGACGAACGAGAACTGGAATGGCTTATCGATAGGTCAACCAGAATAACTTCAAGTAATATCCATAAATTAAAAATGAAAGGTCGGGGTGTTAGATTTGGGAAAGTAGCGATAGGCTACATAGCAGAACTCGTATTTCAAATAAAGAGAGGTGATCTTATAGACAGTAAAGATGCTTGGCAATTAAGATTCGGCAAGGATAATGAGCCTCTGGCAATTCGATGGTTACGTGCTCGCTGTGGAATGGACAGTATTAAATCAGGCACAAATGATGGTGACAAAATACTATTCAGAAAAGAATTAGGTGAAGCATTCGGTGACAGTACCGATTATGATGTGCATAATTTCGAAGGTATCCATTATGCTATTGGTGAGATTAAGATTCCAGCCAATAAAGTTAAAGCCTGCGATGCTATCGATAATTGGACTCGCGAAAGCTGTGTTGGTGAATATTGTGATCAATTCTCAGGTCACTTTATAGCTGCACCATGGATCAGCGAGCTGCATTACACTGTTTATAATGCCCACAGGAATAAACTAACTGGAAAATACTATGACGAAGGTGTTACTTTCATTTATACCAGAGATGAATTCCAAGGCCTGATTGATGAGAATAAATACCTGATCCCCAGAGTTCATGAATTCGTGCTACTTTGCGTTAAACGGCTATATGTGCCCGAGGATATCAATAAATGGTGGGCTGAAAAAGAATACCGAGTTTAATTAAAAAGAAGACTACTTTTATTTGGTAGTCTTTTTTTTTATGCCTAACTTTGACTTAAATTAAAGAAAGGAAAGTTATGAGTATATTTAATTTATTTAAAACCAAGACTAAAAGCAATAATGAATTAGTAGCTGAAATTCATGAAAGTTTCAACACTGAAGTTGATAGGATTTTGTATGAAACTGGTTTAAAGAAAGACATTCCTGCTGTAGACGAAAAATTATCAGATAAGGTATCCAGATTGAAAAAAATGGGCTTTAGTAGCGCTAAGGGTATTTCTGAACTTAAGGCTAAGGCTATGACTGTACAAAATATTGAGAGAGATAATCGACGTAAGGATGAATTAAGGGAAGCTGCATTGTATTTCTCACAAAAATATCCTCTAAATAAGTTCATTACTAAAGAATCTGTGATGAAAATATGTGAAAAATATGGTCTTATCTATGGGGGAGTAGAATATTATGAAGGTGATGTCCCTGATAAGAATCTACGTGAGATTGAATCATTTAAATTACATAAAGAGGATTCGGTTTGGCAAAAATCCAGTCGTGACAGGAGCATGATGATGGATTGGGGGATGTCTCATAAGAAAATGAAGAAAGAAGTAGCCCGTGGTCATTCTTTTACTACGGATGATTCTGAGAGAATTTATAGCGATAATCATGTTTATATATCAGTATCGCTTATAATAGCTGCACCTCCCAGTGATTTCAATATGGAGAATATGAATATCAGACATTTTGAGATTGTCAAGCAAGAAATTCCTGATCCAGTAGTGATGCAACCCGTAATGTTTGAAGAGAAAGAATATTACTTGATACTTTCAGCTTGGGGTGAAGAAGCAAGTGACGATTCAGTTGTAAACCAAAAATTTAATTAATCTATAAAGAGAGATGAAGAAGATATTTAATTTTATATTTAACCTGATAGACCCAATCAACTGTAAGACTAATTGGTTTTCGATAAGATTCCACAGATGGGGTTCTGAAAATATTAAGAATTCCAATAAAATATTTAAGTCGCAAACATTTGAGGAATTTAAGTATTTCAATGTACGTGGGGCTGGCGAATTAGCTATAGGTAGGAATTACGGCAATCAGTATAATGATGCCAGAATAAGTATTGGTGCTGAGTGGGGTGACTACGGGTTTATTGGCGGTTGGATGGAAAAAGATGAAGCAGTAAAAATGGCTGAATTCATACTGAAAGAATGCTCTAGGGATATTATTAATGATGCTTTAAAACACGGCAAATTAAATTAATCTATAAAGAAGATGGATGAGGATATAAAAGCAATATATGATTTCGTATGTAAACAGGAAGATCTTAATCATAAGGTTTCTGATGCTATGCAACTGGATGCGCTTAAAAGCCATTATTCAGATATGGCTACAGTTTTTTGGACGGTAAAATCATTCATTGAGGTTAATTTCAAGGGAGATAGCGATGGATAATTACAATTACCCAGAGGGAAGTGACACTCCTGATGCTCCATGGAATCAACCCGACATCCCGTGTTGTATAGAGTGCAAAAGTGATAATATCAAACCTGATGAATTTGGATATGAATGCCTTGATTGCGGATTCATGTTAAGTAATGAACCAGATTGGGGCGATAAGTAAAATCAGCCCGATTAGGTATAAAATAGCTAATATATGAACTGTAAACTAAGAGGTTTAGTAGATAGTAATGAAAAAAGAAGAATTACTGCTAAAATAAAATATGAAGGTATGATTTTTAGTAATTCTGATGGATATGAATTTATTATCGCCGAATACAATAATGCATTTGATGTAAATATTACATTCATTAAAACTGGCTTTAAATCAAATATAGAAATTAGTCAAGCTAAGAAAGGTAACGTTCAAGACTACTCTATACCATCGGTATGCAGTGTTGGTATTTTAGGTAGAAGGATGATTAAGGGTTGCGACTTAACTATCGTTAATGTTTGGAGAGGTATGATATATAGGGTGTATTGTGAATCATACCTCAAGACGAATGCTTCTTACAGGGGTGTTGAGGTATGTGCTGACTGGTTATATTTTGAGATATTTGAAAAATGGTATCATGATAACTATCCTGAATCTGACGATATTGAGATGCAATTAGATAAGGATTTATTATCTGGTGATCGAAAGATATACTCACCAGAAACGTGTTGTTTTTTGCCTGAGGAATTGAATTTATTGTTCAGACGCAATATAAAGAAAGATAAAGCTAAGATTATACTTGCCGCAAATAAATACAGGGACAGCATAACGGTAAGTACTTATAGCGCATTGATTAATTACAAAATAGATTGATGTTATGAAAAAGAAATTTCTGGAAATTATTAGAATGCATGGTTTCACACTCGTTGATTATGAAACTTGGAGATTAACGTTTGATTGGCGTAGCTATCAGATCAAATATAAAAATAGAAAGGGCATTCAATTCGATTGGTTTGGCAGGATTGACCGCTTAGATGATGATATGAATAGTATGGAGAACAAGCATGGTATCCTTATTGATTTCGAGAAACATGTAATATTAAGCCGAGGAGGTTTATGATTAAACTTTGGAATCATCAGGTAGTGTTTAAAAATGCAATCCTGAAAGAAATGAGGAAAGGTAGCCGACACATAATTGGGTCGGCTGCTCCTGCTTTCGGGAAATCGTTTGTGATAGCCTCAATATCAGCAGATGCAATAAAGAAAGGTAATTCTGTATTACTTTTGACCCATAGGCTTAAAATTCTCAGTCAGAATAATGGTGCACTTAAGTCTTTTAATATTGAGCCGATTATTTTAAATGACGAAAAGAAAAACAAACTTCCTAATGGTAAAATGTATTCATCATCAGCTCAAACTCTCAAAAGCAGATTCTTTGATGAAGATGTCCAAAATTTACTATCTAGGAACGATTTGTTGGTCTTAATCGATGAGTGTCATACTCAAGACTGCAACTTCCTGCTTGAGACTGGGATTCTTGATAATAATTGGGTTCTAGGCTTCACTGGCACTGCGAGAAGATCGGGGCAGCAAAGACAGCTCGGATTGGATTATGATGTTATCGTGGAAACTATGAAAAAATCAGAACTTGTAGATTCTGGCAAACTCCCCAGATGTAGATATTTTGAAGTTCCAATCGACATATCCAAGGTTGCTAAAAATGCTGAAACTGGAGATTATCAAGCTAAATCAGTGTATAAAACATTTGATGACAGGACAGTATATCGGGGTGTAATTAAAAATTACAAATTATATGGAGAAGGGAAGCAATTTGTTTGCTTTTGCGCCAATATAAGTCATGCAGTCAAAACTTGCGTTGAATTAAACAAGGCTGGTTTGAAAACAAAATTTGTAGTATCTACTGTCAATAAACCGAATGAACCTGAAGATAAGAATAGCGCTGAATATATTCGTTACTTAGATCATCTTGAAACATACAATCTAGTTCGTGATAATGCTCATTTAAGGTCTACTCCAGAAGTTATAAATGATGAATTAGCTTCGGGTGAAATCGATGGCATTACTACAATAGAGGTGTTGTCTACGGGATGGTCTTATGATCCTTTAACAGTTTTAATAATGGCTCGATGCACCATGTCACCCTCTCTATGGAGACAAATCGGCGGTAGAATAGAACGCCTTCATAAAGATAAGCCATATGGTATTGTTATTGATTTAGGGGATAATATTAGAAGATTAGGTAAATTCGATGAAGACCTTATTCCTTGTTTATGGCACGAAATGAGTGATTCTATTGGATTGCCAGCCCAAAAAACATGCGGTGAGAAAGGTATCGATAAGAATGGCAATAAAGGCTGTAAAAGATTGATATTAGCATCCTATTCTATTTGCCCCAGATGTGGACATATATTCAAAACTGAACGAGAAGAGAGGGAGGTTATATTGGTTGAAAGGCTTGCTCAGGAACCAAAGAAATTTAAGGACATGTCACCTCGGGCTTTACTTGATTATGCTGAACTTAATAATTATAGCAAGTCATGGTGTTTTCGGCAATTCTGGGTGAGAGCTGAAATTGAGAGAGATTTTATTGATGATATGATTGCAATTGGTTATAAATATCCTTATATTTACAGAAAGATCAAGATGTATAAATCTAAAAGAAGAAAAAGGAATGAAAGAAAATGAAGAATTATGGGCAACGCCGAAAGCGGTTGTTTTTTTAAGCTTAGGTGGTTTTTCTGAGTCCAGAACTGATATTACACTGCATAACACACAGTTGGTTATAGATGCTCTTAATAAGTTTATGAGTAAAAACTCAATGGCTTTAATGTCTATCAATGACGAGCTTAGTTTTGTAGATATAAGTAAGTCGAACAGTAATTAACGGAAAGTATGAAGAAGCCACCAATTGTCGATATTCCAGAAGTATATACGCTGTATGAAAGAAGTCATTATAACGGTATTGCATATCGAACTAAAGATATGCATGCTATGGTAAAAGGGTGTGATACGTTTGATATGCCGTTAGCTGGAATCGATATAAGCCATAACCCTTGGAATGATAGTCTGGAAAATATGGCTGATTTCATATGGCATATGAAAAGAGTTGAAGATGCTGATCTGAAATGGGCTATTATTTTAAGCCCAGAGGGATGTATTATAGATGGCTATCATAGAGTTTGTAAGGCTATCATAGAAGGGCGAACTACTATCAGGGCTGTTCGATTAAATGAGATGCCAAGATCAATAAAAGAACAAGATGATAATGTATAAATCTAAAAGGAAGAAGAAATGAATTTAAAAGATGGTATTTTGGTAAGTTGTATGAAACAGATACAGAATGATAATACTGTATTCAATATGAAGATAGATATAAATCATGTCATGTTCAGTGCAACTAGAAAAAAATTAATTGGTGAATTTGAATTAGAAACAGATAAATTTTATGAATTATTAAGCTCACAGATAGATACGCAGTGTATTTTCTCTATCTGGTTTGGTAATGCATATAATAATTTACTGGAGAAAGAAGGTGGTGATATTAGACTTATGTGTTAAAATTATAAGATGGTAAAAAGAATACCAAGGAATAAGAAAGAGGCGAGAGAGATGGCTAAAAGGAGGCAGGAGAATATCGATCTCCCTCCAGAGGATCATCTCCAAGCTTCGATTATCACATCATGGTACGATAAGTACCCAGAAAACATTAATGATCTTATAGGTTATGATGCGAATGGTACTGATGGGAGAGATGGAGCTAGAAAGCAAGCTATGGGAACCAGACCGAAGGTTAGTGATCTCATGTGGTTTAAAGATCATGTATGTCATGGCCTGGAGGTTAAATTAACATATAAGCCTCATGATGCTGAACATGTATTGGGTCAATGTAAATTTATACTTGAAAAGTGTGGTCGTGGAGCTTTCATCACAAGTCTTGAAATGTTTTGGGATTATGTAGAAGGTAGAGGTGTCGGGATTCCAGCTCAATTCGTGAAAGATTATATCCTACATACTGGGGTTAAGACAGTATTATTTTCGAATGTATTAAAATTATGGGAAAATGAAAGACAATGAGAAACTTAGGGAAAAGATAATTGAAGCTCTAAATCGATTTATACGTGACGTTGAGACTCATAAAGGTGATTTTGGATCGGCTACCATTAAAATGAAACCTAGATATGACAAAATTTATATAGAATCTTATGAGGTTCCTATATCAAATATACATGTAAGTGACACTGTTATATTAAGTGTTGAATTTTATAAATAATTAAAACAAGAAAAACGATGAAATTTGAAATTAAAGGAAAGATCATCTTGATTGATGATACGCAACAAATTACTGACAACTTCAAGAAACGTGAATTCGTAATTGAGGTTGAAAATGAGAGAAATTCTGACTGGAATGATTTTGTCAAATTCCAAGTCACACAGGATCGTTGTGACATATTGGATGCCTGTCATGTTGGTCAAGAAATTAATGTGCATTTCAATATCAGAGGCAGGAGATGGGAAAAAGATGGAAAAGTTAATTACTTCTCTAATTTGGAGTGCTGGAGAATCGAGAAGCTTCAGGATACTACCCCTCCAGAGTTTGATGCAACTAAAATGCCACCTCCTCTTGAAGAAGATGACTTGCCATTTTAGTTATGTTAAATAATAAAATAATCTCAGTAGAAATATTGGGATTTTCTTGCTTTTTAAACAGAATATTTGTAATTTTATAATAATAAATAGGTTTAAAATATTAGCAGTAAAAAATTATGTATCAAAAAACAATAAAACTAAAGAAAGGTACACCATCAGAAACATATACTGCATTCTGCAATAAAGCTGAAAAAGATGGTGTTTTTGTGGCTTGCGGAAACTTAGACGATATGTGGATAATGGTGAGATTCGATAATGAGATGAGTTTTAAAGCATGGATAGTTGCTCTATCTAAATAATGCCACGCACTGGGCGCTGAATGTATGAAAAAATATGACATTCCGCGTGATAAAATAAAATACGTGGAAAATATGTATTCTCCAATAAGCGCTAATGGAGAGGCGGTATGGTTTGTAAATAGCTAAACCGCTTGGAATTTGAGATAAATTAAATTAATATAAACTATACCGCTTGTTAGCTTTTCGTTTTTGATCGGTGGGAAAATTTAAAAATATGTTACAGATAACAGGAATGGACGCAACCGACAAGAAAGAATTTGAAACAGTTGCAAAATATTTAGAGCAAAAGCATGATGACTTAGCTAAAAAGAAAAAAGATAGAACGCCAGACAGCCCGAAACAACTGTTACAAATGGCAAATACAATACGAAGAGCTTTAGCGTTGGCAAATGAAAGCTAATGGATAGGCGCTATATTGCGGTTAACTGAGATGAAAACGAGAATATTAACTTTAAAAACGGTGTGATGGCAAATAAATTTGATTACCAGAATATGCTTAATAGAATTAGAGATCATAAGATAAGCAAAACAAAAACACCCCAATTTACAAATGAAGAGATTGAGGCATGGAATAATGCTATAGAACTGTGCTATGAAATAGTAGAGCGCAGGAGAAGTAGATTTGAACGAGCTACTAACGCGATATAACGCATATTAGCGGTAGTGATATTGTTGAGCAGCAGGAAAATACATATAAGTTTGTCAAAGATGTGTTGGGCGGTAAGATTCAATAATTATTACCGCTAATGAGCGAAGGTATGGTTAGAAAATTTAACGACTTTAAAAGACAAAGGATGATAACAAAAAAAGAATTTAGACGAAATTGGATACTAGACCCTTCAAAAGAAATGGTTGTTGAGTCCGAAATAGATATAGCATATGATAAATATAAGTTAAATTTATTAACTATACCTGTTGTTAGCGTTTCGTGCGCGAATGCAGATAGTTTTAAGTTAATAGAGACAGCAGATGAAAATTGCTGTAACTGTAAAGGGAATGGTGATGTATGCGACGGTGGCGGTGCGTGGGTATATTGCGAGACTAGAAATGATAATGACGAACAGTTTAATGGTGACTGTGGCGAAACGCTAGGTTGCAATCTATTTGTGCGCAGGAATGGGAATGAACGCTAACGTTAAATCTATGTTGCGTGACCCTAAATGAAACCTAAATAATAAACTTACCGTAAGAAAGAATATGGAAAATGAAAAGAACAAAATACCTCAGTCATGCAATATAGATAGTGTTATCAAATGTAAGGTAGATAAACGGAAAACAATCTCATATAGAGATGCAAGAGAGTTGGCTTTCGGTTTAGTTCAATCTGCCCTAATGAGAGAACGTCTTGTAAGAACACAAGAAATACTTCTTAGAGCGAAAGAAAAAGACCCTACTTTGGATATTGGTGACTCTGTTGTTTATAAAAGGTTTGATGAACTTGATTTTGGAAAGGAGTTTGATGGGAGAGCAACGGAGAGTGGTTGTTTTTGATAACAACTGAGCAAACACACTTTTACATCCTGTTTATGAATTCATTCACAATAACTTATACGGTAAAATTTGTGCTTTCAACACATCCTGAATATGTGTGGAATAAATTTGACGAATGTTTTAATTTAAAGACAGAAAGAAGAATTAGGCAAATATCTAAGAATGGTATGATAGGTTACTGTATTAAGGGGAAATTTAAAAGTCTTAAAGTATTGCGACCATTACTCAGGAGACCCATTGAATCTCATTGTCCATTTTAAATATGCTGATTCCAGATAAAACATACCTTCAATACAATATTTTCGGAACCATGGATCTCGTATCTTTAAAATCTGGAAAAATTCTTATACACGACTATTATGACGAAACAGAAACAAACTCCAAAAGGGAAGCCTCGTATCTACAAAAACAGGAAGGGGATGATTCCAGTCGAAAAAGATGAGGCGGGTAAGAAGAAGATTCCTTTCCAGATAAAATATATCTCTCCTGCTCCGTATGTATCAGATTTGTCGCATTCCTGTATCGATTCGTACCATATTAGATCGATACTGATATGTGACGTGAGGCTGGACGGCATTAAATCAAAAAAGAGTATAGTAATGTGTCCGTTCAGAGATAAGGTCTTAGAAACGCTTAAATTCAAATTTGGAGTTAAGAAATTCTACTTAGCCGAAATCACAGTACTGAAGTCCGTTGGTGTCGCTAATAAAAATTGACTATATTTGTGTTAGATACTTGGAACAATGGATGCTTTGATATACCGTTCAGTATTAACCCGATCTTAATGATCGGGTTTTTTGGCTCATATATTAGCTGTATTGAGTGAGTTTAGTGATAATGGCTAATATATTATACCTATAAAACCACCTGTTAAATGTGCAAAGAAAAAGGATGTCCGTTAAGACATCCTTTATTACTTGTATTAATTGATCTTAAAGTATCATTGGTTCTATTATGGCTTATTAATAACCTTCTTGAAATATTCAGTTCTGTTTATTAATTGATGTATTCTGGATGCTGTTGAGCCATATATATCAGCTATAACCTTGTATGTAGATCCACCGTTTCTTAAATTATTTATAGCAATGCATTCATCGTCAGAAAAAGCATTTATTCTCTTTCTGGATGAAGCTCCTCTTCTGCTATTTTCAGAATGAGTTACCCATTCCATATTATTAATTGAATACCCAAAATCAGAATCTTTCCTGTCTACAGATGGGGTTAATTTTCTTTCGTAGCCTGATGATTCCCAAACTCTAAACAACTCATGAAACGCTTCGGAGCTTTTGGACCATTCGTAAAATTCATCTCTTGGCAATAATTCACAGCCTCTGTAAAGATGGAATTTCTGCTTCTGAATCCCTGATGTTCGGCTTTGCATATTTCTATACAGACGCATCAGGAAGCCGTTCTTTGTTTTTTCGTAACGTACAGTTACTTTATTCCCATTTTTACGTCTATACTCTCTTTGTTTTGCGTTACTTTCTTCTTTATTCATATTTATTAGCTTATCATGTTAAACATGACAAAGGTAATGAATAATTGCGAATAAAACAAACTGTAAATTCACATATCATGAAAATACAGTCTGATGATTTTTAATATAAAGTTGTGTAAGTTAAACTTTTCTTATTCAGTAATATCATCTGTCTCTTACCGTATTTATTCAAAGTACAACTGGCATAACCCCAACTCGAAAGCCCTTTGTTATATCCGTGATCCATGTCGCAGGAAATTCCAACTTGATAGCATCCTCCTTTAATTTTTGGAGAATGACTATGCCCGATTATAGTCCTTACTGAAAGTTTAGCAAATTGACTAATATTACCCCTTGATCCATTAGGCCCTTTATGTCCATGTAGAGCTAATTCAACGCCTTTGTAAATAAATGAATCATCTAAACTAAGTGCCCTAACCTTTTCATACCTTTTGTTAATATAATACGGAATTAAGCCATCTTCGGCTTTCTTATTGAGTTTAAGCGTAAGCATTTCAACAAATATTAGGGCATTTTTCAAATTGTCCCTCCAATCTCCTTTAATCATAGCTCTATCAACCATATCATCATGATTAGATGCAACAACCAATACTTGATCCATGTTCTCTTCGAACCAATCCAACTCTGAATACATGTGATTTAATTCTCTCCTGAAGTCATCACGACCCGCTTGCTGTAGTTCGTGTTGTATTACAGGATCCTTCATATTGTGAGTATTCATACTTTCACTATCAAAAACATCATGTAATACCGATTTTCTTATACCTAAATCCTTGCATATATCCCTAAATGCATTTGTAACATTTTGATTTTTTTGAGCAAAGTGACTGTCCCCCCATATTAAATACTCAATATCTTCTTCTGTGATAGTTTGATTAGATATTTTATATTTTAAATCATTAAAGCATCCGTCCTTTTGAGCTGACACACTTCTTACATGTACGATTTCATCATTCTCAATTTCAACTACTATAAAACCATATGAGTGATGTTCGGCAGCTTTTCCGCCCGCTACCGTATCTGTAAATGATGGTGCTGTTACTGATCCTGTAGAATAGATAAATTTCTGATGCTGCTCTTTAAGTGATGATAGCGGATGCATTTCAATTTTAGGAGCGCCTACGATACATGTTTTATCATCCCCAAATAATTCTGTAGATCTGGTTGGATTAGGTGCGGTGGCTTGGATTTTTAGATCAGCTAGTAATACTAATCTCGGATGCAATACTTGGCGTTTAGCTGTTAGGTACTTATCGACCTCTAAAGACCATACATCCCCAGACTCTTTCCATATTGAAGTCGGGTTTCTATATCTAGTTGCTATAATACCTATTTCGGCTCCAATAAATTTCGCGTAAGCTTCTATATTTTTAAGAAACTCAGTGTGAACCATACTGGCTGTTTGAGCAGAAGAAATTATATATCGTTTACTTTTCTTTATTTTTCGATTTTTAGCCTTAAAGAACTGAGTCGGCATTAAAGATAATCCCATGGCTGAAACCCATTGTTCAACATTTTCATGATTAACCTTTAAATTTTCTGAAAGCAACTCTAATTTCTCTGAATGAGATAAAGTTTGATTTCTACAAATCTTCCTTACATATGCTTTATGTTCCTTAGGTACTAGTATTTTCTTTCTAGGAGCCGTCACGGTTGCGAATACAACATCTTGATTATCTCTAATAGCACACATAGCTCTTGCATCGCTTTCAGAAATATTAAATCTTTTAGTGATTTCTTTACGACCTACGCCATGCATTTCTAGAACCTGCTTGAGAATTTCCTTATTCATTGATTCTTTTTTTAAGTATTTTTTTTATAATTTTATTCATTTGGCGTTGACTATCTGCTTTACTGCGCTTGGTGTTTACATAGTAGTCATAGCGGGATAGCCATAGAAAAAGCGGGCGGAAGAAGCTGAATTTGCCTTTATCTCTGGCGGCTCTTTCCTTACCTATGCGTTTCTTTAATTCTCTCCTTGGGCAGTACATTCTGATTGCTATTACATCATATTTGGATTTATCGAGCATTAACAGCCCATGTTCATCAATAACATAACTATTTCTTCTCTTCAAGTCTGATTTCAAACAACAATAACGCTTGTTTCCAAAGCTAGTGCTTGCGATCATATCCTCTTCCTTAAACTCATCAAATTCTTCCTTAGTATGAAAAGTGTGATCGTTATCATTTATATGGCGCTGATCCCTATCGGTGTGACTCCGAATCATCACGATACCGAATTCACGCTCTATATGTTCAGCCATGGTTGTTTTACCTGAACCTGACTTTCCAACAATTGCAATAATTAGCGGATTCTCAGTAGATAATCTATCTACTCGCTTAGCTTCTATATCCCAATCTATACAATCTTCTGAATTTCTATCATCGATATGTATATCTGCACTAATTTTACGACAATCCATGCCGTAAAAATCAATAAGCTTAGGATCATTCTCATTGATGAGATCAAAATAAATATCATTCTCATTAAGAAACTTGATTACATCCGCTTCAGCTAACCCACTTCTACAGGTATTGATAATGATCATATGACCAAGATCATGCCATTTATTAATATAATATTTAGCCCTATTTCGGAGTACACCTAAAAACGGGTAATTTTCCGAAATAAGAGTTCCATCAACATCTATTGCAATGCGTAACTTTTTCATTCAATGTATATTAGTGTGAAGTAAAGGTACGTATAATTTACTTACTGTGCAAATTTTTAATCCTTTCTCTTATTATAGTATCGCCAATATCTTCGCCTATTTGAATATTCTCATACGAATTCCACCATTCAATACCACCCTTTGTAATCCACTGTTTCCCTGCTTTATCATAATCTGGAAGTAATATAAATTTCCTATCTGTCTGTAATAGACAATTAGAACCACCTGTTGCAAGACATAATTTCCCATACATCAGATAAAAAAGCAAGGCTGTCTTCTCTGACTCAACTAAATAAATCTCACCTTCATAATTCGGAACTAAGTGCATTCCAAAATAAGTAAGTCCAGTGAATCCTTTATCCTGTTTGAAAAAGCGATAAGGCCATTCATCTTTATCTCGATGTCCGTCATTCTTGTAGGCTATCCGCTTATCATGGCATATTTGATTTTTTTCATTCACAAACCAGTAAACTACGTCATTATTATCACCTGAAGATCCAACATGATACAGATCGAATACTTTCCTGACTCGATCCTCGGGGAATAAGGTGCACAGGAAGCGATATAAGCTATCCGAATATAAACCTAACGTATGGTTCATAAATTTTCTGTAAACGTAAATACGGGGCGGAGGCGTGTACTCGGGAGCGACTATTCCATTACCAGACTCTTCTTCCAGCGCTTTGAATATTTCTCTATCATTTGCGTAGCTGCCATACGTTTTCATCCATGTTATAAGGTCATCGTAAAACCCACCTTGCTCAATTATCATGATCTTACCTTTCTTGAATGTAGCTACGGTTTTATCTCTTCTTTTATGAGCCGTTCCGTCAGCGTAACATTTCGCGTAATATTTGCCTTTATGAAATCGAAACGGGAGACCTGTAAATAAAGCTAAATTTCCCCAAATCGCATTCCAGTTAATTTTGCTTCGCTCTTGCATTTAACATGTATTTTTTAGCTTTCATCAGTATTTCACTTATACTGCCTTCTGATTCAAACCAGGTTTTAACAGAACCGTCGGGGTTCTTGAAGCGTTTTTTAACTCCATCAACCTCGACGATTACTTTCCATTTATGCTTTTCAGCCATTATTTTGATGTGATCTTACTGGTAGTGACCACTTCCAACTCGTAGGTTTTGTACAGCAAAAATAATTGATACTTCTCACCTTCCTTAATCTCCTTTTCAAGATAAGCTTCAGCAAGCTCTTTGTCGTCAAAGTTCAGTATATTCTCACCATGAATTAATACTACTGGATTGTCATGAATAGTTTTGCGGGTTCTTTTAGCCTTACCACCTGCTTCTACATTCTCGACTTTTTTACCTTCTTCGTTTGCCATCTTTTCTTTTCTTTAAGTTAATGTATAGATTGATAATTAATTTGGTGCGGAGGAATTTGCTGCTCAATCAATATTTTCCTCCTTCCTTAGGTTAATTGAGCCTCCTGCAGGATTCAAACCCACGACACTCTCAGTACAAATGAGATGCTCTGATCACCTGAGCTAAGGAGGCATTTTTATTATAAATAAGGAGTTTTGTATCTCCTTTTCTTCTTCTTTTGAAAACTCGGATCTCGCAACCCGAGTTCTAACCTTATCGGGTAAGTTCCAAACGTTAGTCTGGGTAATAGGGGGCGTGGGAGAGCCTGAGTCCCCAACCTCTTTCTGCCTATTTAAATTCAGAAAGCGCTCTACCTGTATTGAGCTACACACCCTAGTGTTATTCTACGCCAATCGTTTCATAAATGCCATCCTTTCTTACGCACTATAAAGGTAATGCTTTTTTCCGAATTACAAAACTTTTATGAGATTATTTTTAAAATTCCACTGTCATTCCATATATCACACTATTTTTTTTTTAAATCAAATTAACCCACGCACTATTTTCGTAACCTTGAAATTTATTAAGTGTAGTATTATATATCATCATCCCGTTAACTGCAGCTAAAGCATCTCTCTGGGTTGTGGTCATACTTCCTGCCTGAACCGCACCATTAGTTGATATGATTGAACCCTTCACTTCTAAGCCCAAATCGTATGCATATACCCCCTCTGGAGTGCTGGTTCCTACCATATAAATAGTCGAATTATCTGATCTTACATAGAGTCCTTGAGGACTTCCGTTCTCTGCATTAACATTAAAGAGGTTCACTAATACCGCAGTACTAACCATCCAAGGAGTGTGTAAATGGTACTCGTGGATATCATCTTCAGCGGAACCGTCCATGACGTACATGCGCCGACCATCCGAACTAAACCGAACAGCAGTTGGATTATCTATATCGGTCCCAAATGTGTTTACATGAATCACATCTCCTAGCTCCCACGGTGTACTTAAACTAAATTGCTGTACCGCCTTACTTCCAGTGCCGATGACATACATTCTAGTTCCATCAGGACTAAGTACAACCCCGTCAGGAGATGTTTCCCAAGCGCTGACATCAAAGGATTCGGCCAAATTAAATGTAGCGAGATTCCACGCAAGGATCGATGTCCATCTAGTGACCGTATCGTCTCCCGCATCACATAGATACATCGTTCTACCATCGGTCGCAAAGTGGATTCCAGTAGCATTCGTACTATCAGAGTCAATATCCTTCGTCGTTGGAGAACCAACTGTACTTAAGTCCCAAGGAGTGGTTAGTGGGTATTCCCATATTGTACTATTACCAACACCGCCATTAGTTATTCCAACGATATACATTTTCTCCCCATCCCAACTAAAGGTAAGATCTCGTTCGGCAATATTTTCCGCGCTACTATCATAATAGCCATTTAGAACTGCGGTATGTGTATGACCGACGCATGAAACCCGTTCTGCGGCTTCGCACTGCGTGGAATTATCGTGAAAGTTAAGACTGTTTGCTATGGTTACGCCCCCTGAAAATGAGGGGCTATCCTGTGGGGCTTTCGTGTCTACAAAAGCATCCAGTGCCTCAATATCAATGCCGTTAATTAATCCATCGACTGTGATATTACTGCTAACCCATAGATTACCATTACTATCTACGAAGGCAACTGCAACGCCATTACTGTCTTTAAAATAAACCTTTTTACTGCCATTCGCATCCCCTACTTTGAGGTTTATATCTTTCGTAACAGAATTGATTGTAAACGTGGCTTGCCCTTGCATTGTTAAGTCATTGCTAGAATGGATCATGCCCGTGCGAGAAGCTGTGATGTATAATCGGAAAGATTCATCACCTTCTGGGGCTCTTCTCCAGATCCTAAGATCTCTTCCGTCTTCATTATCCGCCACTTCAGACACACCAAAGCAATCCACATCCCCGTCTGCCTTGGGCATTAGCTTCATCGGAACATCAGAAACAGTAGGAATTACTAGATAGTCAGTGCTACCTGTGGCGCTCGTGAATCTTATAACATCAGCATTGGCTCGAATTTGCCCGACAGAAGATCCATTATAAGTAAGATGTATAAAAGGGTTGTTGCCAGTTCGAGCCAGCCGTAGTCCGCCATCAGCAATCGATAAATCTGAGCCGTCGAATGTGAGAGCACTGCCCGTTTCTAGACCATTCCCTAGATCTGAACCAAAGGCTACCTGACCTGCCGTAGCCCCTTTTAAGTCTGATATATATCCACCTGAAGAACCGAGCAAGTCCCATTTAGCCGAATTTTCCGCAAATGTTCCATTTTGGACTCCTGATGTATTACAGATATAAATCTTTCTGTCACGAATCAGCCATTGTCCGAGTTCGTAAGTACCTCCATCTTCATATGGTTCAGTTTGTAATAATTGATCTTCCTTAATAAAAGAAGTATCTGCTGCAATCCATATATTTGTATTGGTAGCATCCATTTTAAAAGAGAAGTCTCCATCACTCGAATATCTCACAAAATAAGTAGCGTCCTCTTCATATTCTATATATCCACTATAAGCGGCCTGAACCTCGCTATCAGCGGGGAATTGACTAGCGGGATAGATTTGATCAAAAACGTTTAATCTAGTATCATCATTACCTTTCCAAATTTGAATCCTTACAGGTTTTGTTGCTGCTGTTGAGTGTGTCTTATAGTACACATTATTGGATATTATACGAGCGGGGGAATAGATGGAAAGCTCTAGCAATTTACCTGTAAAACTTCCTGACTCATCTGATTGATATACCATTCTGGGAGAATACGCATACGCATCAATTATCTGCAATTCTGCTGTGGATACTCCATTTTTAAACTCAGTATGAGGAATAAAGCGGAGGTGTCCATCCCTAGTCTCAATAGCTAAATGAGGCCCAACACCAGCCATTCCAGCATTACGCCCTATCCATAATGTATCTGCACCAGTTTCTAAAGATGATGGTTGCCATATACCTTCTATAAGTTTTTGTATCTCTGGAAATCCAGTTTCTGAATCTATAGAAAATCTTCTACTTCCTTCAATAAATTCATCTCCATTTATATAAATACAATCTCCTTTGTTATATTTTGATACTCCTTTAAAATAAGTCATATTTTTAATTTATATTATTGCCCAACCAAATCCTGAAATGTATTGTAAAGATATTGATTCCATATCTAGTAAGTTATGGTTAGTTCCAGAACCATCTATATTATTACCATTTGGATTTATATCACATGTAAATGTATTATCTATACATTTTATATTACACAGTCTTCCATGAACAGGCGATGATTCTAATGTTATTGTCACTGTATTATTTGTAGCATCTGCAAATATAGTATAATCAGTTGATGCCATGGTATAATCTGCTGTTTTTATAGATAGTGGTCTCGCAGGTGCTATTAGGGTATCAGTAATCTCAAGATCACCAGTAGTTTTAGCACCTGCTAGGGTGGTTTCCATGCGAGTATTTCCACCGTAACTCAATTTGACTCCCGCATCTATCCCATCCTCACCAAACCATATTGCATCATGGTATTCTGCGCCCAAACCTCTAACTTGGATAGCTTTCCCTCCACCACTATCATAATTAAATCTAGCCCCATACGTACCACCCACTCTTGTGAAAGATAAAGGAATTGATCCAACATCTTTTTTAAAAACACCACTTCCTCCATCAAAGTTTCCTGAAGCATCTATTACTACTATGTCTCCAATAGATAATGTCTGAGCGTTCCAAGGGATGTCCGATCTGTTCGCAGTTGCCGAGCTGTAGTATCCGACTGCACTGTGGTCGCCCCAACTATATGCAGAATCGTAATTTGCCAAATCTGTCGCTGTAATATTATCGAGATCCGATTTATTAGTGTGTGTATGCTCATTAGGTATGTTTGTCAGATTACTGGCATTTAAAACAGGAAGCTTACCATCGGATTCAGTTTTAACCAATTGCGAATTCCCATTAAACGCATTCCCCTCCAGCGTTGTATTCGCATCATTCTTTTCAGCATCCGAAGGAGCGTGAGCCGATCCTGAGTGAGTTGTATTCGTATTAACTTCAGCCTGAATAGCAGTGTCGTCATAAACTGTGTCGGTAAATTCCGCACCTACTGGCACTGCTGTCTCAACAAGCGGGTGAGCAATGTTGGTTTCTTTGGCGGTATTCGTATTAACTTCAGCCTGCAAGGTATCGTGTAGATCTTTCAAGACCTTACCCTGTCTGGCATCCAAGACGCTTCCAGCAGCGGTTGTGAGCAGATCATTAACAATTGCAGATATATTTATCTTATTAGTTGTTATAGAATCAATTAAATCTTTATTTGCCTTAATATAATCAACAAGCTCCTGTACGGTATCAAGGTCGAGATCGTCAGATCCTAATATCGCATTTATACTCTGAATTAAAGTGTGGAGTTTAGCTAAAGTGTCGCCCTCTGGTTCTACTGCACCTTTTACGCCAGTGATAGCATCACTTACTTCAGTATTATGCCCATGAGTTGTAACGTCACTGGAGGTCTCGTTGACTTCAGCACCTTCGTCTATGAGATCTAATTTATCCTTCAATACTGTTGTGAAATTTTCTTCGGTCTGTTCGAATGCGTTGAAATGCAACACACCAGATAGATCGCTGTATCCAACACTCATGCGAGTTTGAACGCCATCAGTAGCCATCGCGGCTGCAATATCCTGAACCTGTTCTACTGGTAGGGCGGTCAGATTACCACCACCAATCTCAGGGAGGTCTCCGTAGTAATCAAGTTTCACGAGTCCGTATTTACTATTTGTGGCATTCCCCAGCATCGTAGTATCTGGATGATTAGCCTCAGCATCCGAAGGAGCATGAACGGCTGTATGTGTATTCATTAATTCTTCAGTATAATCAGCTAAATTACTCAGAGTGTTAAGTAACCAAGTTCTCCAATTTGCGAATAAGGTTACTCCGTTTTCATATAAATCGTTAAATGTAGGTCTTGCCATTATTATAAAATTAAATTGTCATTTAGAATTAACGTGTCGTGTAAGACTAATTTATACCGTAATCTTATACTGACCTCGTCGGTATCTGCCGAGACAGAGCCAATAGGGGTCGGAGTAGGTGATGATATGATCACATACTCTAGATTGGATGCTATTATCTTTATATCCGTTACCGTATCGCCTATAAGCTTGCTACTCATTTATAATTATTTCATCATCGAAAGGTGCATATCTTCTACATGAGCCGTCCGAAAAGTTAGTATCTTCTTCAAAATAATACGCATGAATAGTATATATTCCTGCGATATAACCATCTAATTCATCGCCATCCACTATTAAGAGAAAATGTATATTGTCTGCCACCACAAGTAAATCAACTGCACCATCAGGTGTACCTTGGGTTGAATTCCATACATCGTTTGTGAATATTTTAACAATGTCAATACCCCTTCGTAATTCTATACGAAGAGGTATATTTCCAATGTCTAATTCAGTACCATCACTTTTTAAGAGATGAAGCGTACGTTTTATTCTGTCTTGACTTTTCATATTTGCGCTTTAAATAACTTATGCAAGTTACGAAAAAATCACGACATATTCCTCGGGTTTAAAAATTCGGAATATCCATCTGGTCACCATCAGGAGACTCATCTTCGGATGTAAATTCATCAGGTATCGAATCCGATTCAATATCTTCGATTATAACTATACCGTTGTGATCAGTATTTATATTAGCCCCTTTTAAAACTCTATGCAACTTATCGATATCATCGACAATGAAGTGATAATGCCTTGCATTAACTCCCTCTATTCTTATTTGTGTTCCATTACTACTCTTAAGCCCTATAGCTTCCATAGCCCTCTTGAATGCTTTCCATCCAGCATCTTTAAATTTACCCGTTATTTTACTCACTATGTCAGTCCATTCAGTATGCGCAAGTGCACATTCTTCACCCAAATATTTAGCATAATTATCAGTGCAATACTCCATTAAATCTGGGTTTTGAGCATTAGCCAGTGCTCTTGTTTCGATAGTTGTATGATTGTAATTTTCAACATCACAATTATTTTCGAAATATAATTTAACGCATTCAGCCATGAAGCCAATGCAATACTGCCATTCTATAGCTTTATCACCCACCCAATCCCTAAAGAAATTATGACCAAATTCATCAAATGGTGTTAAATGCTCCCCGTAATAACTAGTGATACCTATAACTCTTCGTCTTCTTCGATCTGATCCATCATTAGCAATTAGTCCGTAATTAGAAGTAATTACAAATTTCCCAGATTGGCTAAATGCAACCTGTTTTGGCTGTATTTGTTTTCTCTCTATAGTCATTACATTAGTAGAACTTGGATATAAACCTTTGTAATTAAACTTCTGAGTAACATCATCAATCAGTATTATATCCGAATAAGGATTGATGCTTTGGAAATTAAATTGGCTGTCTTCCTTATATTTTTTACCATCAATGAAGCTGACGTTTCTAATAAGACTAAGAAAATCATTAGCAATCAAACTCTTACCAGTTCCACCATTCGATTTATTATTATCATTTTCATCACCATCACTAAATACTATAATGTACGGTTTAGATTCATCCTTAAAGCTATGCATCAAATATCCTAATGCGATCATTAAGGCTTTAATACCATCTGTACTAACAGCATTTTGACAGAATTTATAGAATACGCCTTTTTTATAATCCTTAAATAAATCAGGATTAACTGAGACTTCATTGACATTTTCAGCCCATACCTTACAGTCGTTTAATTCAAATAAATCCCATGGAGTTAATTTATGGGACGTACTATTCCTGTCTATTTCAATTATTCCGTTTTGGAAAAACAACCTACATGTGTTTCTATCATCCTTATAGGGAGTGTATTGTATCCTGTCAAGGTGAGCAACTATTCGTTGTAGCATATTTTCCTTGTACTTGCGAATCAATTCTTCTTTATGCTCATTACCTTCAGCAAATGAAAGTATATAATTCCACATATCATCAAGATTGGCAAGCTCAATTTTATTGCTGCTCTCCCTGCATAATATAGAATCTTTTAACATGCCCCCATCAGATAAATTTCTGTATCCAGCATTCCTTAATAGGTTGATAATAGCAGTTCGACGAATCCCATTATACGCTCCTTCTTTGTTTTTAGTAAATAGGTTCATCATTCCGCATTTTCCTCCTCAGCATGTATATGTATATCTATATTCATATTCGATCTTATAGTTTCCAAAGGTAGTTAAAAATATTTACATTAAATATCATCCTTAATATGATGGCAAACTCCGTTCGCTTCAGGCTTACTCCACTTTTTTGTTTTAATTAAAATACCTTAAGACTGAAGAAGATTCGACTTTGCTATAGCTCCTCCTCTGTTATATAGAATTCTCTTGGAATTCCTACGGCATATCCGAGTTCACGAAGTAAATCTGCTATGGTAGAAGATATATCTCCAGTACTATTAAATTTGGCTATAAATATAGGTTTTACATTCACATCATATTGCCTTTGCGGATCCTTCGTTAAAGACATGACGAGATCGAATGTCTTCCTGAAATCCTCATCACTGAGATCATTGAATTCTTTCAAGACCAATTCGCAGGAATCATATTCCCCATACTTAATACACTCAAGTTGCGTTGGAGATAATTTAACTATCGTGACATCACTATCCCCTTTGTATGTGATGCGGACGAGACAGGATTCTAAATAACGTCCCGCCCATTTAAGTAATTCTATGTCTTTCATATCATTTGTATTTTGGTTTATATGTCTGCCATTCTGGCAGTCTCTCCTGACATTTTGTCATGTATTTCATTCCATCTCGTTATTAGATGGTGATCTGCCATTATGTCATCATGCTGCCATTTTGACAGTGATGGTATGATTAACCAAGAAGGTGTTCGAATAAAATGAATTCAAGTTGAGTTCCGCAATCCCCATTTGGCATGTATATGCCTATAGGAGTGAATATGCCTCTCCTGAAATATCCCACCTGTAATGTTATTATGTCCATATAATATTCACGCATGGTATATTTTTTTAGCTGATTCCAAAACAAACTCGATTAACGCTTTCTGATTCTGCATCCTAGCTGGATAGTACAGGCATCGCATACATACGATACCGCTACAGCCTACCCTGTCGCATAAATCCCCTTTTCTCGGGGCATCTACTAATGGAGGTGGAATTATAAATCCTTTGAATTTTTTCATGATATCTTTCTTTTAAATAAATAATCCTTAGTTGTGTATCCAAAGACAGGTGAGTTGAGATAGACCCTTACAACATGAACTGCTTCCCATCCATCCTCTCCTATTTCCAGAAGTATATCTACGTATTCATTCAAATCCCTGAAGCTAACTGGAGCGATCATATATTCGATTTCACCTATTGGACGATTCGTTGAAATAACCCTTATTGGTGGCTGATCAAACAAATCTTTGATAAATTTATTAAATGCCTTCTTCATATCTTCTTTTATTGATTTCCTTTATGAATGTGAATAACCTGTTCTCCTTTGCAAATTGGACAGCAATTAGGATCATGGAAACAGGGTCTTGTCATTACGGAATAAATTCCCACAGGAATCTCTGTGACTGCATCAGGATTAATGCCAGTTCCATAACAATGAGGACATGTTTTAGTCCCTATTTTATATCTTATATGTGCCATCACATGTTATTAATAAAATGATGAATTTCCCTCGCATAATAATCCAACTTATATTCTGGGATTAAGTTTGTATTCAAATTCATACCATCTATTACCTTGAATGTAGTATCCATATCCCCTTCGATACCAAAATCAAATGTGTCGTTTAAAATTCTACGGAATATCAACTTAACACCATTACGGGTTATTCCATATCTAACGATCCTATCAATCTTCTCTTGCTTCATCTTCACCCTCTAATGCTTTAGTTATTACTCTTTCGCCCTCTTTCTTAACCCACTCTATGTAGGAGTAATTCTTAAACACTGCCTGAGCGAATTGCAATAGAGCTTTAGAAGCAACCATTAATCTTGCATTCGCAAGTGATTGCTCTGATGTATCCCAAATCCCAGCAATAACTAAATCATTCCTGTCTTCGCCTTTATCAAAGTTGTTTTCATCTCGTCGGATCGAAATTATTCTGATACCATCCTGTCTGACAATTCTAAAAAACCACTCTCCTCCTGTTCCTTTAAATTTTTCCATCCTTATCTCCTTTTTTAATTCTTATAAAAATTACATCTTGACGATCTGCGCGCTGACATGGCATGCATGCCGTGCCAAGACAGCCGTCATCTACGAAATGACATTCATTACAAGCGCCTGTACCTTCGGCTAATACACATTTGATTTTAGCCCACCTATATTCAAAAATTTCTCCTACTACCCGTTCTTTTGCCATCTCTTTTTCAATTTACCTGTTCTGATTATTCTGTTCCTTAATGCACTCTTGGCCTTTTCAGCCACAGTCTTCTTTTTGTATAAAAGTTCTCTATTGGACATGAAATCATCATAGATCTGATCTATGAAAAAATTTCTTACTTCTACTGGTGCTTTTATCCATGACGTAATGCCATTTTTCTTCATGTAGTCTTGTATCGCCTTGGCAAGATGTCTTTGGAATTGAATTGATTTCCTCATTTTAATTATATTGATATTAAATTGCGTTACCATTCATTAAAACGAAATGGTAGCAAGGGTTTTATTATTTATAGCCCTTGCTACCATTTCGTTTTAATCACCTACGTAATCTTCAGTCCTAAAAGTCATAGAGCTTTGTAATATTTCAGCATCACTATAATCAATTATGGCTTTTACGTGTGGGTCAAAATTTTCACCCATCCATTCCATTAGTGGTCTTGCTTTTTCCTCAAATTCCTTTTGTTGTTCTTTCGTAAGTATCATTATTTTATATTTAAGTTTCGTGCGTTTAATCCCTCTGCACAAAAAAGGGTTTTTACTATTCATAGCCCCATACGTTACCAAACATATACTATTCAATAGTATTTATTAGCTTAATAACATCTTCTATTTTAATGTAATCACCATCTTCATCGTAATACATATAACTACCACCACTATCGCAACCACAATTTAATCGCTTGTCTTTGGACTCTTTAATACGTTTGGTAACACTACCTATAAGTAATGCTCTTTGCTCTTTTTCTTCTTGCTTGTTGTATTCTTTAAACATCTTTTTATATTTTAAGTTAATTTCTGTTTTATCGCACTACTCATAGCTATGGCACGTTATAGGCCATTACAGTAACCAACATTTTATTCCATTTTCAGCCATCAGATTGATAAAATCTTTGGCGTGTTTCTTTTGCCACCTACCATAAAATGTTCTGAAGGTGAAACCGTGTTGTTTGTTTTCTACTTTAACAAGTGTCTGCATATCTCTAGTATTTAACGGCATACAATACAAAATAAATTGCATTGAAACGCCAATTTATTCAAGCCGTTATAGGGCATTAAAGCGTATCAATACCATTCACATACCTTTCGTCTTTTCCATGGAATCCTTTATAAAGTAAACCATCATCAAATTTAAGTAATTCTCGAGGGTTTACTTTGTCTACTACCAACCAACTGCCGCCAAATTTATTATTCAGAAATAATTGTATACCTCTAACTTGTTCATTTTTACATACTATTAAAACCTTCTTAGTAGTTTGGTGCTTTGCAAATATTTTAATCATAAAATAACGCCCTATAACATGTTGTCAAAAACAATAGCAGATGTTATGGGACTTTTAACTGCTGTTGTCATGTTTAGTTTACTGCTACTATTCTTAGCAGCAACGTTAGCGTTCATTTCC